TTACGTTTATACGTTTATAAAATGTATATTTCACTGTTATCTTCTATGGGAACATAGGAATAACCGATGTTATTTATAAATAGTTCCCTGAGTTTATATAATTCTTGGTATGAATTTCTATCATAGCTCTCTTGACATACTTTGACTACCATACCATTACTCCAGTACAAACAAAAGAAATGAGTAAAACATTCGGGGGTATTTTGAGAAGTTTCCAAGTTTGATATCCATATCAAATCTCTACAGTTGAATACATGTTTAGGATTATGTACCTCTCCCACAACAAGAGACTTAAACGACTTAAACCATTCTTTAATCTTCTTCATCATAAGTGTAATTAATATGTTTACAATTGGGACAGACCCATTCCTTGAAATGCCATCCCTTAATTTCCAAATCCTTTTTATGAAAACGTTTCTTACATGAATGGCATTGATAGCCATCCTTAGAAAGTATGAAGTCTAAAGCGAGTATTATTATTATCATAATAACAGCTGTAATTAAAATATATTTCTCCATCACTGAAAGCCTTTAATTTTCTTTTTAGTGTTATTAGGTTTCCTTAAAAGTACCCAGCAATAAATACCGGATGCAGAGATTTGGATTATCTTCCAACCATCTGATAATAGAGTAATTAGTTTAGTATCATCCTCATCTCTGATACATATTAGTTTATCATTATTCATAATGCCTATATGCTTATTAATTGTAATCTTCTTTTCCTCCTACGGAGAAAAAGTAAATACTCATAGTACTTCTAGTTAACTCTTAATAAGGCTATGGTTAGGATGTTTCTTCCATAGCTTATCTAACAATATTACTTTCAATTCTTGTCTCTGATAATATTGCTTCCTATGCTTACCATGCCTATCTAAATAAGGGCCAGGATAATGAAGGTCATCCAGGTATACTTTCTTTTTCGATTTATCGGTTCTTACCAAACGACCAAGAAACTGAATAGATTTTTCCTGACTATCCATGCTTGCTGCATTAAGTAAATACCTAAGCTTAGGAAAGTTTTTACCTCGAGCAATGATTGTAGTTGATACCAGGATATCTATTTTGCCTTCCCTAAAATCCCTCATTATTTGTTGTCTTAACTTAGAGGGAGTATTAACATGCACGTAGGCAATATTATAGGCATCGCCCAGTTTCTTTTTAAAGAACTTATATAGATTTTCACAATGTGCAATATGCTTGCATACTACAAGAGCAGGATATCTACCTTGATTAATATTCCATCGTAATCGATTATAAGCCATGGTCCACGCGGTATTATTTTCGGTAATAGAATCATCATATATCTCCTTATAGGATATACAATCAGATTCCCAATTACCATACCAAGGTTTACCGGGTACCATCTTTACGATAGTTTTAGTTGAGTAACCCTTCTTGATGGAATCCTTAAGTTTAAACTCAGCAATTACCTTACCAAAGAAACATTCTAGATTCATATTCTTAACCTTATCCTTAGCAAGCTTACTCATATAAATGGTACCGGATAATCCTATACGAATACGAGTATTGAATAACCGGGTGATTACATTCTGATATTGCCTACTGCCCCCTTGGTCAGCTTCATCTATAAGTACCATATCTATTTGAGATAACTCTTTTTGATAGAACCTCATATTACGAGAAATAGATTGAACCATACCTATTGTGAAGTTACTCCAGTTTAAAACTTTGCCTTGAACAAAAGTGATATCCTCTCCGGGTAGATATTGCTTAAATTCTTCTCTAGCTTGGTTTAACCAATCCGAGTCATTAGTTATTAACAAAGTCTTCAACTGCTTCTTATAGGATAAATACAAAGACGACATAATAAGAGTTTTACCTGCATTAACCGTGTAATCCAATACTCCGATATGAAATGGTTTACCTCCAATCGTATTATTAATTACAGCCTTGACTGCTTTCTCCTGTTCTGGTCTTAATTTATATTTGCCTATCTTCGTAACAACTTTACTGACTTTAGGTAAAGGTTGTCTCATATCTACAACTTTAGGTTTAATCCCCATTTCAATACACATATCGTATACCTTAGGAAGCAAACCTATTTTAAATTGACCAGTCTTGGTGATGTAGTGAATCTTACCATCCCAATTCTGCATACCTCTTTGCCTTGTACGTAAGTAGAAAGCATTTGGGTGTCGAATGGCAAACTCATTATAAAGTTTCTGTGCGAACTTAAGAGGTAAGTCTAGTTCGCACATATTACCATTCTGAATAATTATCTTACTCACTTGATGATTACGGTTACACCTTTAGTACTCTTATCTACTCCCAAAGCTTCCTTGAGAAGTTTGATATGATGTTCCTCATCCGCAATAAGCTTTTCAAGGAAATAATTCACATCATCATAATCTGGCCGCTCTTTATATTGGCCAATTGCCTTTTGAATCTTCTTATAGTGACCTATGGTTTCTACTTCTGAATCCCAGGCAATCTTCAAAGCTTGTTCCCAAGTAGAACCTATTTCAATTGTAGGATTAATGTTGATTACAGAGTAATCTTCATAAGGGTCTGCCAATTGTATGAAATCTGATATCTTATCGAGATGTCTCATTTCTACTAATCCAATACCCAACATCAATTCCGAAATCTCTTTAAATCTAGTTGACTGCTGAGTATACATAATGATTGCACTTAGTTCTGAGAATTTGGCATTCTTCCAAATTACATAGAACATATTAACTATCTCATCAGGCCAAGGTTCGATATCCTTAAAATCGGGATATTCTACTGATTGGTCTGAATACTTGAGGACATCTATAAAAGCATTAGCTGCATCCTCCACTCTGTTCCCTAAAAATTGTAAGCCTTTCATACATTTAGTTATTTATAGAATCCCAAAGACTCCCCTCTACTGTAGGTTCATCTCCAAGAAGTTGTTTATTCTTATTCTTATTCTTATATAAATACTTATTGTATCTTTCAATTGCTTTATCGGTATACATCTGTGCAATATCGGGTAACCCATTACACCAGGCAAGAGATTCGAATTGGGCATCTATGAAAGTTCTATAATCCCAGCCCTCTTCTTTTAAGAATTCACCTACCTTTGCAAAGTGTACATACTTCTCTGGTTGATTTTCATAAGATTCATATATACCAGTTGCCTTAGCAATCTTACCTATAAAGTAATCATGTATCTCTTTGGTAAGTTTTAAATCTGAATTTTGTAACTCTATCTCAGCATCTACTTGATTAGTGATGTTTTCTTGCATAGATAATAACCTTTGCATAACATTACGATAATCAGTCATCCTTTTTAATCCAGTCTCTATATACTTGATAAAACCTTCACGAGTATCAAATTTAAAATCTTCACAGAAGGTATTACATATCTCTGCAAGCTTTTTACAATTTGCCCATTCTCGAGAATTACTTTCATTTATTTTCCGAACTCCCCGATGCTTTAACTTTATACGAGTTGCATATAAAATATCAGCAACGAGGGCAGCATCTCCCTTAGATGCTAGTAATATGTTATTAACTCGCTTAGTATTCTTATTGTTAGAAACTAAGACTGCTCTATGATTTATTGCCTCCTTTCGAGCAATAACAAAAAAAGCCTCAACTGGGAAATTGTCTACCTCTAAGGTATTTAATATTTCCTCAAATTGAGACTTAGTTATATGGATACTGGGTTCTCTCATTTCTTCTTTCTATTACAATATCTTACATAATACGTTATTGTAGTTACTGCATAAAATATTGCCCATAGAGTTATGTATACTGCCCCCTTTAGTGTACTATCATCTAAAAGATAACACCCTAAAAAGAAAATACCAATATACCCTACTATGACTAAGCATATAGCCATATTTATAATCCATTCCTTGATAAATTGTTTCATACCCTCTTTTCTTTTAAGTTATATAATATAATAGGAAATCCTCACTCCAAAGAGTTTCGGATTTGGATTCTATGAATAAAATTATAGAGCGTTTTACGTGACACCCTTAACCTTCTACTAATATATACCCTACTTTTACCTAAATCAATTAGCCTTCTTAATCTTCTCTGTTTTCTATCAGAAATTTTAAAATTCTCCCAGTTTGGGTTTTGAGTAGTTTTGAAAGATCTTCTCCTCTGTTCAAAAATCATCTGTTGTATATTCATACTATGTGTACCCCATTGAAGATTCTTATAGTAATTATTTAATGGGTTATTATCTAAGTGCATTACTTCATTAAACTTATAGGGATTAGGATTATACACATAAACTAAAGCTACTAACCTACTTATACTCAAATTATAACCAACCTGACCCCTATAAAGTTTTACCTTAACTCTACGCTTTTTCGAAAGTTTTAATTTACGCCATTTACCAAACTTATAAGGAGATTTCTCTACTCGTCTTGAATACAGTTCTCCATATTTAGTAATGTGGTAACCTATAAAACCTGGTACGTTATCTTTCATCATAGTGAGTTTTTAAGTTTGATTAATCCTTGATAGGTAGTATATCTGGTCTTATAAACCTTTTTAAGAACTGCTTTCCTACCCAAATCATTTACATCCCGATTATCATCAAAAAGAACTAATTTTACTTTCTTGTATTGTATAAGTTTCAAGGCTAATTCTATAGCATACTTTTGAGCATCAAAGTCTAATAGGATTATATATCTTTGACAAGGAGCTTTTATTAATTCGTTTAGCTGATATTTAGATACAGCTTTGCCCATTGTGGCAATTCCTCTATCGCCCATTGTGAGAGCATTAAGTGCTCCCTCGCAAATGAATACCGACCGGTACATTTCCAATGCGTCATGATTAAAGATGATAAATTGTTTGCCAAGGCCTGTGATATCTTTATCGGGATTATTATACCTGGGACCTTTTCCGATAACGTTCCGAGCATTGTAATATTTAAGTTGTCCTTGATAATAGAACGGGATGATAAGGTACCCGTAAGTCGTGCCCATTGTTCCATAGCCGATACCAAATCTTGAAAACTGGTCGGGGTTGAAGCCACGTTTCTTGATATATCCCCTAATACTTTTTGCAAGTTGGCTGTCTCCAATCGAAATATTTCTAAATCCCTCAGGGAGATACAGGGGCTTACTCTCGGCAAGTTCGATTTTCTCTTCCTTAAACTGTAGTTCATCAAATTGTCCATTGTTCAAAAAGTTAATTAGTTCATGGTATTCTGTAAACCCCTCTATATCCATTATTAGTTGAGCAGGAGAAGGATGGGCATTACATCTAAAACAATTGGTTCTATACATAGAAAGGTTAACTCCCAACTTCTGTTCTCTCCCGCAATATGGGCAAGTGGGAATGCGTAACCATCCGTGCTTATAATCGAATGCTCCCAATCGTTTAATAAAGTATGTCCTTAGTCTAGATTTAAACTGGTTTGTTATTTTCATATCTTTTCTTCCCGCATATATTACAGTAATACTCTACATGACGTTTCTCATAATACTGGGCTTTCCTTCTCCCGCCTTTCTTAGAAAAAATTGCCCTACGAGGTCTCTGTTTAAACTCAGACCAATGAACAGCTACCCATTCATGATATCCAAGCTTACATTTAAATGTCTCCAGTAGTCCTTTCCCTTTTCTTAGAATCCGCATCTGGATTAGTGCTCTTCTTAAATTGTTCATCCAATTTTTTACCATATACCTCATCATATTGTTTACGTTGTTCTCTTGTAAATTCTGTACATCTTTGTCTTTCAACATCACATTTAAATAAGGCTCTACCTGAAGAAAGACCGTCCCTTTGTACTACCATCTCAACTCGAAGTATATTATCTTTTTCTTCTTGCTCGGTAGAATTAAGACCCACAATAACTTGAGCATTACGAACAATAGCAATTGAACCAGAGATATCATTTTCATCATATCTAGTAAGTCTATGCTTCTTACCTTCACGAGTAATATGATGTGCAGTCCATATGATATCAAGATGTAACTCTTCTGCCAAGTTTTGCAAATCTACATATACATTAGAAATCCTTTCGAAATCCTCTCGGTCTCCAGCTATTGAGGCAAGCTTACCTGCATAATCTACCATTAATACTCTAATATCGATGCCTTGATTACGCAATTGAACTATCCTCTCTTTTATGTAAGTTGTATTAGTAATCATTGCAGGTACCCTCTCAACCACCAATTCAACCCCAAATCTTGCAAGCTTTCTTAAATGTTTAGCTTCAAGTTTATCATACTCACCTGAGTATAATTCCTTTTTGGTTTTATTGATACTAGATTGAATAAATCTGTCCATGATTTGGTCTTTACCATTCTCGGTATCTACGTATAATACGGATTTCTTCATTCGAAGATAACCTCGGGCAAGGTTTACCATGAAGAAAGTTTTCTTTGCTTTAGGTTTATCCAATATTACATTAATAGAATGTTCGGGATAACCTCCTGCATTAGTAAGGTCATTTAATTGCCTAAAGGGACAGGGTATTACCGAGGGTTCTGATTGTCTTTTAAACTGTCTCTCTGTAATATCTCGAATCATGTATATAGGTTCGTCCTCTTTCTTTGGTTTACTTTTCTGAAGTACTTTTTCAATCTTCCTTGAATACTCTTCATATTGTTCGAAGTTATCTAAATCAAAAGAGTCATTCAGGTTCTTCATTTCAACATAGGTAGAGAACTGGTAAATCTTTTCCTTGATATAATCTGCATCCGATAAGGGAATGTGATATAAATTGCTTATTAACTTATTGATATTAGGGATGTCATCCTTAGTTACCAAATCAATGTATGCCTTTGATTCTAGCAATTCTTTTAATACTTCTTTTAATACATTCTCTGAAGGCATCTTACCTTGCTTCTTAAAGTATTTTGATATACCCTCAAATATAAGGGCATGCTCAATAAGAACCAGGTAATTAGCTTTAATCCTTTTTAGGACTAGACCTCCTTCCTTATCTCTTAAAACAAACCGGAGTATCTCAAGTTGGAAATCCGGTGTGAAACTAAATTTGATGTTGTCTTTAAATTTCTTCATATCTATATTGCAATATTATATAAACTAATAGATTTTGATAGTACCGAGATAGTTCTGAGTATGTTGACAACTAACTAGAAACTACTAATCCACTACCTTAAGCTCCCGAATATTTAATATTATTATTTTATATAAGAAAAAATACTTATATTTGCATAACGAATATTTAAAAACATGGGAAAAAGTAAAGGAAATAATGGCTCAGAGCTTCATCGATTAAAACCTATGCAAGAATATGATGAAGCTACTTTCAATAGACTTTATAAAGTCTGTAAGCCAGTGATTAGGAATCTTACCAGACAGATTGATTATAAAAGGTTTAATCTTACACCAGATATAATTCAGTCTTATTTCTGGGACAAGATGTTATTTGTTTTTAATAAATACTATGGTGAATGTACTGAAGAACATCTCAAAGCAAGAATCCTTGCTTCCTTGAGTACATTTAAAAATAAATTGCTTCGTTCTGCATACGGAGAACAAGCAGAGTATAATCAAAGCCTCTTTAAACTGGATGACTTATTCGACAATGACAAAGAATTAGAGGATGATACCGAAGAAGAGAAAGCTAAATCAGAAATGCTTGATATGATGTATACTTATATGAAGGATAAGCTTTCTCCAGATGCCTATCTTTTGTTTGAGGTATTAATTACTCCTCCCCCTTTTATCAAGGAAAGGCTTGAAAATAGTACTCGAATAACTAATATAATGCTTATCGAATTTTTCGAAATGCCTAAGACTAATGAATCTATGAGATATATATCAGAACTTAGACAAGATATACAATATTGGGAAGACCGAGCTAAAGAAGAACTTAAATACTAAACACAAAAGAAAAGGGACGTTTCCCAACGTCCCTTTCCCAATTGATTTTTACTATGCAAAACACAGATTGTAAACGAATGTTTACTCTTAAACAATACAAATAGTACACATGAGTTTTAATACTACTAAATAACTAATAACAACTTTATGATGATATTTTTTGGATATATCGTAATGTAATAGTCGGTGGCAATTTTTCAATATCCAAAGTTTCTACCGAAGTTTCTTGTAAGAAAGATTCCCCTAATAGGTTCCAGCTTACTACGATAGCACCATCTTGAATACCCTTGGTGGGAGTCCCTCTACCGAAGTCTCCATTTAAACCCGTTTCTCTATTAAAGAAAGATTGGGGTCTAACATTCTGCCAGTTATTGGCATCATCCTGTTTACCTTTAGATACACCGAGAGCATGCCTATGTCTTGGTAAATCATCGCCTTTCAATTTAATAACAAAGTTACCTTTAGTGGGAGTATAGAAATCCCCAATATTCTGTAGCATCATCTCGTCTCCAATTTGAATACCTCCGGCCTGATATCCTATTACTATCCTACCTGAAGCCTTTGTATATTCAGCCCATCCTTCAGGGATTACATCGGTTTCCCATAAAATTATTGAACCTATGGGTAAACTAGCAGTATTCAAAGAATCAGAGAATTCCTTTCGGAGAGCTTCTAGTTGCCCATCAATGTATTGCTTAATATTCAATAGATTCCCATTTTCATCCTCTACCGGAAACCCAGTATTCATTTTCTCTACTTTAGTTATGAATTCTTTCATCATACTGTGAGTAGCAGTAGTATATGGGATCTCCTGGAATTTGCCCTGATAGGGTACAATAGCAAAGTTCTCATTTCTTTTAGTCATAGCATCTGTACCCTTACCATATATCCCAATAAGAACAACAGAATTCTTATTGTTAGAATAATAAGGGCAAGCAGTCTCTACCATCTCTAGAAGATTACTAAGAGTCATACTATAATCCGAATAAATATCATTATTAAGTACATTGGGATTACGATTCTCTTCAGAAATTGGGTAGTATATATCTAGAGATTTTTTATATAACTCATAGAAACTTTCTGAAGATTCATTCCAATAAGCTACAAAATCTACTGGATTATCTACGGGTTCGGAGATAGTAGTGTGTACTGCAAACAGTAATACTTCATCGGTGGACCCTTGGGTTCCCTGAATATTCTCGATGGTCAATGTTTGTTCATCAGAGATAAATATATAGCCATCTCTTGAAATACACCCAAAATTTATATCGGGTAATTCTCCATCTTCAGAATCTTTAGACATATACCTTGCTGTAATCCTATCCTTAATTACATTAGCAAATTTACTACCAGAAACTCCCTGAGGAGAAACAACCAATTTATTACCATTTATGGTGGCTGAGCCAAATCCACAGAATGGCCCCAAACCAGAAGGGGCAGCAATTGCTTCGGCTGCTTCCTTAGATTTGATTATACCTTCATACTTAAAGTACGTTTTCATTGTTCTTTGTATTTTTAAAGTTATTCTTTTGTTCTGCCATATCCCTGAAAGCTTCTCCGAGTTCATTAAATTTGAGAGTTAACAGCTTAAAGATTATCTTCCAGATACTATATTGTTTTTTAATGCCATGTATTTCACATATATGCCCATAGATACTATCTATTTCGAAGCAATAGCATAATATCATTATAGTAATGGATACTTCTATGGGATCTACTCCATAGGGTTCTCCAATAGCTTTCCCAATTACAGCCCCAAGTAAGATATAACAAATATAATCAACCAGCTTATTTAGGGTTCTCCTACCGGCCCTTGACTTTCGAATGACTATATCTTGTACTCTACTTGCAGATATACCAAACCATAAATCTGAAAGTATCAATATTATGGCAAGTAATATCATCCACCTAAGGTCATAAATAATTTGGGTACATTCTCCAAATAAACCAATCATTGAAGTCTTGAACAGAGATTGAGTAGTAGTCTCTGTTACATTGTCTATTGCACTCTTTATCATACTTCTTCAATTTTCCACATTTGATTACTATAAGTGGTAATGGTAAATGTCTTCTCAGAAGTGTCATTTGATTCCCATTCCAACTTTTGAGGATTAACGCTTAATAAGTCAGCATCTACTACCGTAAACTTAGCCCGTACCGAAGTATCGGCAACTGATTCAAAAAGGTATTCTCCAGCGGTAGCCGTAGTAAATTCATATCCGGCTCCACCAGCATCAAAAGTAGTTACTTTGCCAACTTGTCTAACTCTACTATCGAATTCAGCTTTATTAGAACTACACCTAATTAAACAATATACTTGTTTAATGGTACCCTTTAATTCGGCATAACTTGGGTCAACGGTTAATTCTATAATAGTAGGGTAATCTTCCAATATTACTTGACACCTTAATGAAGAACCATCATCTGCCACAAAAGTATAAGTACCTGCTTTAGTTAATACAATCTCAGATTCAAGATTATAGGTTTCCCCAGTTTCATCACAAGTTGCAGTACCACTTACATTGATCCCATTTTTCATTTCTTCAAGGCTAAATTTACAAGCTGATACTTCATCCAATAACTGATATACTGCATAAGTATCATCAATTTGGCTTTCGGGTAATGACCAATTAGGTTCTTTCCACTTTGAATCTGAGGGGTCCGAAGGAACTATCTTTAGTTTGTTCTGATATACAACTGGGGTATTCTTAACTACCCAAGTAGTCTTTGCAGTTGGGTAGGCTACAGATTGGAAAGTATAAGTACCTGCTCTATTAGTAGTATATACATACCCATTTTTAGCATTGAAGGTTTCCCCAGTTTCTACTACTTTAACTCGGTAATCATCGCCATTACCTGAAATACATTGTATTATCACGGTAGTTTTTGCAGACCCGTTATATAGAGTAGATGTAGATGGATTAATACTGATCCTATATATAGCAGTTTTACCTGAAACTACTTCAAAGATACCCACACCTTCATCAGTTTCTCTTTTATCTAAAGTACATTTGAATTTATAAGTACCATAACTGTTAGCAATAAATTTATCCCCATTCTTGAAAGTCTTAGGATTACCTATTAACCTACAATATAATTCTCCAGTAAATGACTCTGGGTAATTTGAAGTTATGGTTAAAGTAGTAACTGCATCCTTCATAGTTTGATTATTTCCAACTCTAAATTCTGAGGGTGTACATCTTACCTTATAAGTAACTTCTTCTTGGGTTACTACAAATGAAGTTTGTTTTACAGGAAATTCCACAATCTCAAAAAAGTAAGTACCGGGTTTTGTAAATTCCCAAGTTGAGCCCGATATTTTTACTTGATCGGTACCCACTAATCGAACATTACAAAGTTTCTCGGTCCCTTTATAGGATACTCTAGCTATCACCCTTGTACTAACCTTTAAAGTAGTTGGGGTTATTTTACCAGTTATGGGCTCACAAGAAATAGTATATGAACGGTTATAAGTTTCCTGCCTTACGGTAATTTGGGTTATCTTAGAATTATCCCCAACGCTTCGAAAGTAATAAGTACCAGCCCTTGGAATATTAAATACCGAACCACTTTCATGTTTAGTATAACCCCAGTTAATTCTATCACTCGATATTTGATATCTCAAATCTGCATTCACCCAATCTGAGGTTACAGTTACCAATACTGGTACTTCATATACTTCTGAAGTAACTAAGTTGGGTTGGTCTGGGTTTACCAACTCGGCCTTAATCGAATACCCATCATTTACTACAAAACCGTAATCTATAGTGAAGGATACATGATAAGGTATGAATCTAGTAAAGAAACTTTCTACGGCTTCCCTAAATTTTTTAAAAGCCTCAGAATTAGAAGTATACCCATGACCAGTAAGTTTAAAACTTACGGAAATACATTGAGAACAATCAAAGGTGTTATCAAAGGTATATTTACTATCGTACTGATAGTATTGGTCAAAGTGGGGATGACCTTTTATCCAACCATCATACCCATCGGCTTTTGCTGGGTCTGTTATTACACAGGTTAACCCATATAACCTCATCATGATCTCGAAAAATTCTGATGTACCCCTTATTTTGAAAAGAGATACCGAATATCTCAAGATGTTTCTTACCTGAGTACTAGTTAAAGTAAAAGGTCCCTCTTTGGGTATTATCCAAAGCTTTGATAACTCCTGGAGTTTACTATCCGAGTAGAACCCATTAAAGTACTCTGCCCATTTCTGTGCATCTATCGTGTTCCCATAAGCAAAGGGCATTTCTCCAAGAAATTGCCAAAGGAAATTGAGATACATATCTGGGGTTTTATCTATATCGATAATATCCAATATATTCTCAATATCCTTTGTAATATAATCTTCAAAATGCTCTCCACAAATTTCTAGAAACCTCTCTAAGATGCCTTTACCATTTACCTTATAAGTATCTTGGTCCTTATATTCGAATGGTAAAAAGTCGATTAGATTTTTGAGGTTTATCATTATACTATTTCGTTAACTGTTAATGTTAATTGTGAAGCATTCTCGAATACTGGCAAATTAAAGCCAGGGTCTTCATAATCATGGTTTGGTTCAGATACTGTAATAGAATATCGATAACCTGATTGATAGCTATTGTTTTGGATATCCAATGAGAAATCAAAACCATTAGCTTTATCTATAATCTGAATAGAGCTACCGACTGAGCCAGTAGTTACATAACCATTCGATACTGAACGTACTGTAAAAGTAGTTGAGGAATTGAAGGTTATGTAGTAAGTCATAGAACCCTTTGCCTTGGCCAATTTAAATTGGCCAAGGTTTAATTCCTTATTACCATAAATGGTAGTAGGCCAGGGTTTAATATAGAACTTAGTAAGGTGAAGGTAATCTACGGTTGATAGATTATCTATCAGGGCATAGATATCTGATACTCTTACGCTTCCTCCTATTTGAGCTTGCTCCGGAGAATAGGCATTATATAAAGCCGTAAGAATTTGAGTTTGTATCTCTGGAGTCTTATAAGACTTCTTACCAGTAACTTCCATCTCTAGAATAATCTGAACCTTGCCTGCAGATTTAACCTTTAACCAAGTAGTCATAGGTGCTCTTTGAGATAATAGGTTGTATACCCTATTTATTAATTCAGAAGAAGCAACAGCTCCACCATCAGGACTGATATATACTGTAAGCTTTCTACCACATTCATAATCGGCTTTAGCTTTGTTTACCCCATCAACCAACATAGCCAAACTTTCGAAATCCTCTTTGGTAATTGCTACTCCCAAAGTCTTTACACTCAAAGGTATATGTTCCTTAAGCATTATAAAGTTCTCATAGTTTGAACCACCTCCAGCATCATAAGCATTACTTACTGTAGCATCAGTAATTGAAGAAGAGATTATTGAGGGTACAGAAGTAATGGTATTACTCTTTACATTACCTTGAGTACCATTAGTTAAGTAGAATACTACATTGGTTATTTTTGCACCTGCTGCAGGTTTCTTACCGAAGGTTCCATCCCCAAACATTATGTAAGGGTTAAGAGCTTCATCTACTGAAACCATAAAGTGTTTATCCGTTGGCTTTGATTTTGCAAAGGTATCTACCAATACCCAAGTTTCTCCACCTATCTGTAAAGACATAGAGCCCTGTTCATAGTACTTACCATTAGGCAATGTACCAAGGTGAACTATTACCCTGTCTCCAGTAGGTATTAGCATATTATTAAGAGCACTTGCAGTATATTTCTCATGTTGAATTATAGGTACTTTACATGTGGTTACATTTGAATACCAAGTTACATCTCTAGCAGATAACCAAGAGTTACCACTGGAATCCGTAAATAGAGTTCCTTGAGGTATGGTTAATTTAGCTCCAATGGAATTACCAGTAATACTTCTGGATAAGATTACATCTACTGTAGCAGCAATCGCTGCTCGAGCATGATAATCTACCAGAGCTCCATGTTTAACTACCGAATCATACCTTCTTGCGGTAGATAGGAAGGTTTCCCTTGCCATATTATCTACATAATAGTGAAGTACTTCGGCAATTGCCGCAAACAATGAGAGGATGATAATTAAGATATTCCCCTCCGAATAATCCGTTATGAGTTTCTGACCCTGAGGGTCTTTAAGCCCCATAAGGGATTCAACCAGCTTGGCCTTAATCTGTTGATAAGACCTCTGGTATGGATTAAGCCATTTATTTGTGATTCCCATATTATTGTGTATTTAATGAATTATCTGACCTATCATAGGTGATATCGAGGTACTGACTAGAATTTGTTCCATTTATTACATAAGCTACTTCTATGTGTATTTTTGCATCAACTCTAGTAACTGTGATATTTTGGAAGGTTATTCTCTGTTCCCATGCACCTATGGCTTGTTTTAAAAACTCTTTAATTATAAAACTTAGGGCTTGTGAGTTTGGTTCCTCAATACATTGCCATAGTTTACTACCAAAGTTTTCCTGTCGAAATCTCTGACCTATCATATAATACAATATAGAACTTATATTATCCCTGATAAGTTTAAAATCCCCGTTTACTGGGTACCAACCTCTTTCCCCATTTTCATTAGTTGTAAGTTGGATAGGATAAGTTACACCTATACCAACTAAGTCTGTAAAGTAATTCTTTTCCATTAGTGTATGCAGGTTTTATCCTCATAATCGTCTACAACGAATTGTGAGAAAGGTTTAGTTATTTGAGTTAAAGTTGGGCCAGAAGAACCTGGCCCAGTAGTTACACCTGAGTGTACATGAGAGTTGAACATACTACGAAGTTGTTCTAGTTCTTGAATAGTTTGATTTAGTTTTTCGGTTAGTTGGGCAATATTGATTAACCCATGATTTTCTCCAGTATTTAATATAATGGTATCACCTGAGGATATATTGATATCTTTATTAGCTGATACTATTACGTTAGATTCAGAATAAACCGATACGTCCCCATTAAAGTAGAGATTTAGTTTCCCATTATCATCGTCTATTATAATGAGGTTACCTTCAGGAGTAACTATCCCCATTTTATTTGGACCGTCTAATGGTTGAGGTACTTGATTCATACCCCAACCATGGTATTCCCATAATGGTTTAGTAGGGTCACCAAATTCAAAAGTAATGAATACTATATCTCCTACCTTAGGGGCTAAGAACTTAAACCCACTACTTATTGAACCATGTTGGCCTTTCGGTAAAGCCCAAGCAAAGGTACCTCCCATTACTTCTGGTATACATACTTTTACCCTATTCATCTTCTTTTCGGTATCATTATTATCAACAACTATACCTCGGTATATAGAGTAGTATCTTCCAAGACCCTCTAATCCTTCTTCTGTTATTATCTTTGCAGTTTCATAGCCCATAATTACCTCGCTTCCTTATTCTTGATATATTCTTTGAATCTCTTTATGGCTACTTCCATATAATCGAATTTAACCCAATAATCATCGGGTACTTGAATATCTTTGATGGTTATCTTTCCGGGTATTACCTTACCTGAAGAAGTAGTTAAACTACCAGAGCTTACAGCTATACCTTCTGCTTTCTCGATTGGAGTCTTAGCTAATACTTCAGTATAGTAAGCCTTCTTTCGAGCCATCTCATCCCTACGTTTAACATCCAATACGTTTCCTTCCTTATCCATAATACCAGATTCAATGAAATAGGCCACCTCATTGTAAGTCCAACTCAAATCTAATTCATTGATATTACTTAAAGCTTTCTTATCTTTACCCTTAGAGGTTACAGCATTAGCTTTAGCATCATTAGCTACAACCGTTTGAGTAGACAGTCCAGTCTTAGAAGTAGTAGAACCAGCCCTACTCGAATTCTTTACTAACTCTAAATTAGTTACATATCCCTGGCCTGCATCCATAGAGTGGGTACATTGTTTTATATACCAAGGACCAGACCATCGTTTACCAACATTCTCTAATATTAATACCTGAGAAGAGGCTAGTAAGGGTCTTCCAACAACTTGCATCTGACAAACCAGTTTACTCTCTGTATACTTTAAACCACCATTAGCATTAGCATTAGCTGCCCAAGCCCACTTATCTATCCCCCCATATCTACTGAATAGATTATGGTAAAGTTTGTACAGGGGTATCTCAACATTAGCTTTTTTCCAATGTTGAACTTTCACTGTAACGCTATAAATACCCAAACTCTGATTTAATGGGTTTTTATATTTGATAACCGGGGTGTCATCGATCACCATAGTATAAGGGCCTTTCTTTAAAGCCGATATACCTCGATAAACACTTTCTTCATCCTCTAATCCCCAAGCAGTAGCTCCACCCTTGGGAGTATGCTCTGGGTCAAAGTCTCTTGGGTCCAGGTCTTCTATGACCATGTATTCCATTTGTTCTTTACCCTCGAAAAGGTATCTTTCATTCTTGAGGATATTGTATATATCTTCATCTAATGTTTCACCATTAACTACATTCTTAAGGGCAGCATTTAAAGCTGCACGCCTATCAGCCGGAAATTCTTCTCTTTGAATGGTTTTATTTATGATACTTCTTACCTGATCTGTACTAAGTTCATTAAGGAATTTTTCCTTACCTTGTCTATAAGCTTCGGCGGGATTAGAAGCAGAATACTCTGCTACATCTTGATTCCATTTGTCATCTACTTGTTTCCTAGCTTCAAATGAAGCTCTTAAGTTAGGGTCAGTCTTTAGGGTATGATTTAACCTCATCTGCCTGATAGTAGGTATATCTTGGGGATTATTCTCTGCTCCATATTTACCTATTGAGGTTTTCCAATTATTATAATAGACCCCATTATTCTCATTAGCTACTATCTCGGGTAATTTTTCAGTATCATCAATCCCAGTACTTAATACTTCTAAATCTTTACTCTCTGGATTAATAGCGGGAGATAGTGTAGCCTTAACTCTCTTAGTTACTTTTTGAGTAGAAAATTGAACACTAAGTACTTCCCCATTCTCTCCCTGATAAGTATAAACAGTTACTGGTTCTTCATGAAATTTCCTATTATGTATATAAATAACATTATCTCTTGAATCTATATACCAAGGGCCATTAGTATAACCTCTCATCTTTTGTTCTAATTGAACTAAGATATTCTTGCCAACTAATCCGAAGTCACTATTGATTAGGGCCTTCAAATCTTCTGGCATAGCCACTTCTGCTACTCCACTGTACCTATTAGCATAAAGCACCTTTCCAGTAGTAGTACGAGTATTCTCTGTAGGTACCTGTAGTGACTCATATACTTTATTACTTATTATTCGTTGTTCCATTACTGAAAGATTTCTATGATTACACCTACACCATTATCACAACCACCATCTAAATAGGAAGATAAACTATTCTCTGAAGCTTCAGAGAAATTATATGGTGGCTGATATCTTAAATCACCAATAGAGTCTATACACTTGATAGTTACATGGGTACCAGTAGAATCAAACTTTGCCTCAAAATCCCTGACCTTGATAGTTTTAATTGGACCCGATACAAATTGACCGTCTGGGTATATGTATCCCCACTGTAAGCATATCACATTACCTTCTTGTAAAGCCTCTATGTCCACAGTATCGGGATCTCCAGTATCAAATGTAATTGTAGCAAGATTTTCTTTTTCTTCATCATACCTATAATTCCAGGTACTAATATAAGCTCCAAGAGGTATACCAGTAATGGGATTCATTATCGGCATACCTCTAAAATCGAATAGAGCCAAGTATGGTTGGCCCATTCCGTTATATAATATGGGTTTTTGTTTAGCTGCCATAAGCGGGGATTCTTATAAGTGTTCCACTTTCTACCTCTTTAAAAGGGTTTAGTATACCATTAGCTTCTGCAATAAGATACCATTTACCTGAATCCCCATAGTATTTATAGGCTATATTCTGTAAAGTCTCTCCATCCTTAATGGTATGTTGAATATCATTTGAGGATGAAGGTACAGAAACTACTGGAGTTTCTAAAGAGTAATCTCCATCTCCGTAATTTAGAGCATAGGCATTATTATAAGGGCTAGCTCCCGTCAGATATTGGTTAATATCAATCATATTTAATACCTCCCGTCTTTTTAAGTGAATCCGAATTTATAAAATCTCCATAGGATAGATTATATGCACTTACTCTCTTGAAAATCAATTCTTGAGTTGCTGCTGCAGGTAATAACCTACCATTACCAAAGGTAGCTGGCTTTCCAGGTACCCTTATCCTATAACCATTCTGAAAGTTCTTCAGAGTATAGGTTGCTGAAGTAAGGATGTAATAGTGATTATCAAATATACCCGAATCCCCCCATTCTATCTTAACAATAGGCGGAGCCGATTGATAACCGTTAGCTTTAGTCCAGGCCTCTAATAACCTACACTTATTAATTACCTCCTCTGGATTCTCTGGGTCATTACAGTACCAAGATACATTGAATTGAATGATGTCCTCAGCACCAGTAAAGTGATACATAGGAGTATTCCTTCCCATGGATTTGATAGTTGCCCATGTGGTTTCTCCCCTGAAGTCCAACTCTGGAGGTCTATTCTGTAAGGTAATATACTGAGTAGGGTTAACAGTCATATTATATATCCTTACCTCATTCTGATATATGATATCAGCTTTAGCCTCAAAGTTTCTGTAATTAGTGGTATTCTTATTCCCTTTTGCTGGGTCTACTCCTTCACCTTCTTCTAATCTTGGAAATTGTAATTCCATTCTCCATTTAGCCTGGAGCTGTTTGTTTAGGGTTGGATTCTTAGATGATATTTGAGCTTCTCCAATTACTCCATTTGGGTCATAGAGTTTACCCTTTTGAGCATCATCCTTTGGAAGAGTAGAAATAGTTCGATTGAGTAATATCCGAGCTCTCCATAGTTTATTTAAGGGACCCGTAAGAACTCCTGCGGTATCCCTTGTAAGGTCATTATATTTTTCAACGACCTTACCTGCTGCTTTATTTAATACTCTAGCCATAGTGTTTTAATTTTATAATCCTAATGCTACACCAGTATAATCTTGCTGAGAACCCAAAGAGTAATCCCCCAATATCTCACCATCTACACTGATATTAATCTTACCGTCTTTTAACCCATCTCTAATAGCTGCTCTCATTGCATTCAAGAACCTTTCTTCATTCTGAGCTCTGATTGCAGATGGGTCTTCTTTATCTTGGGCATTAGTATTCCTATCTACTGAATCAATAAGTCTACTACCTACTTCTATTAGTAAAGGTAAACCTACGGTAATAGCTAATCCCCAGGGTCCACCAATTAACCCTAATAACCTACCACCTACCGAAGCTAAACCCTTAGTAGCAACAGTTTTAGCAGCTTGTTTACCAGCTTGGTTAGCTACAGTACCTCCAACTACACCTCCAATGAGTGAAGTGGCTGGAGACATCCCTGGATTGGGTGTTTTAATATATCTACCGGTTTTGGTATTATAAAATCTACCAGCTTTGTTCATACTAACTCCCCCCATCATCATCTGCAATTGAACCATGGTCCTCATGAGATTTACCATACTTATCATATGAGCTTCCATAATAGCAAATTGGGTGTTCGTCTTAATGGCTGCTGCAGACATACCCTCAGTAGAAGCAGTGGCAATAGTTTGTAAATATCCAACCGACCTTATAATACCTCTTACAGTATTAAACCCTGCAACAATGGTACCAATTACTACTGCTGTAGCCCCTACTCTAAGAGCAAAGCTACCAGCCCAAGTTTCAGAGATAGAATTAATTACTTTGATTATAGAGTTACCCACATTTAGTACTGGGGTAAAGATTCTACCCAAAGCTGCACCTGCGGTAACTGTTAAGTTCTCTATACTTGATTCGAATTGGTCAATTACACCTGCATCAGTTTTAAGACGTTCTTCATTGAGTCGATTTACTGCCCCAATGTTTTGGTCATAAGTAGCAAGTATCTTACCCATCTTATCTCTACCAGAAGCAATATCCCTAAGTACGGGGAGCATACCACGATTACCACGAACTCCAAAGATATTGAAGAAAGTTGGTGTTTCAATTCGTGAAGGTAAATCTACTGCAGCCTTAGCAAACTTCTGATAGATAGTATAAAGGTCTATAAGATTACCCTGAGCATCGAAGAATTCATCAGGACTTAAGCCCAAGTCTGCTAAAGCGTTATAGCCTTTCTTTTTTTGATTAACAAGAGAGAGTTGTAAGTAACGAATCATATTAGCCAGAGAGGTACCTGCCATAGAACCCTGTATACCCATATCCCCCAATACACCGATGGCAGCAGCCGTTTGCCGAAGATCTACTCCAGCAGTTGCCATATCTGCTCCTGCATAAGATATGGACTGGGCTAAGTCTGTCAAAGATATATTTGCATTAGTAACTGCAGTATATAAGTCATCGGTTACTCTAGCGGCTTCTCCCATTGGGATTTGGTACATTGACATGATATTAGTCATCAAGTCAGCTACACCACCTTTCTGTCCCACTGGCATAGTAAAGATTGAAGCCAGCTTAGATGCTGGCCCAATCATTTCTTTAATAGCCTCGAATTTATTACCTGCCATAGCCAGGTATCTTTGTCCTGATGCAACATCCGAAGCAGTAAGAGGAGTTATCTCATTGACATCTTTTGCCAATTGTAACATCTCTCTTTGTTCTGCAATGGTAGCACCGGCAATTTTCGAAGCAGTCCAAACTTCATTCTGAACACCCGCAGAGTATTTATAGGCCCTTGCCATTCCCCCTACGAGCTGCATTCCGAAGTCCATTGTATTAGAAGCTGACATCTGTATACCTCTATTCCAGGTACTCATGTCATTCATCATAGTTCTGAATGACCCAGATATCTTGCCAGCCTCTTGAGAGAATCGGTCTTTTAATACCATGGCAACACCGACCTCTACTATACTCCTACTGGTATTCATAATTTATTTTCTTTTCTTTAATTGTTTATAATATCGTTCGGCCATTTCCTTAAATATTTTCCTGATTCTATACGGAAGACGTAAAAAGCCGAAATAGTCTAAGGCTATCTCGGCTCTGGTGATATAAACAAAATCACTCTCTAACATTACTCTTCCGTCAGGTAGAAAAAATTCGGTGCCCAAACTATAGGATAAGTTCTTTCCTCTCCAGTGGTTGGATTAGTAATATGGGACTCTCCCTTAAAGATAGGGTCAATAGAGATTATATACTTTCTCATCTCAGCCATATCCTTTGCAGTAAAAGGAGTAAAGTTTTCTACCTTCTCCCAATTACCGTCTACTTCTAAGTAAAGATTCCGACAAAGTAAGGGGGCATTCTTAGTTTGTTTATCCAAGGGTAACTTCATGAACTCTTGTTCTCCCTTACCAGTCATACAATCAAATTTGATTTTCTTGCCCGATGAAAGAAGGTATTCATGACCGGTTAATTGAATACCCTTTGGATAATAAGGGATGGCATCTGGTTTTTCATCAAATACCCTATTATCAGTGGGTACTTCTGAATAATCGAAAAGGAACTCATGAAGGTCTTGGCCATAAGTAACTTTACCACCGTTCTCTTTACCCCAGTCATATTCAAATTCTACTTCCTCTCCCAGTGAGAATATACGAGAATTGAAAATAATTGCATAGCGGTCATTGACTGGTAGATTGAGAGCATCATCAACGGTTAGCTTACCGTTAGGAGTGGCATTAGTTCTAATTACGATTGCTGCAATGAACTTGGTAAGGTTCATTAAAGTCTTCATGTCTGAAAGGTTACTGAGGATATCTTCATCAGCACCATTCTGTTCTCTGATTTCATATTCGAAACCAGAAGGTCCGGTAAATCTAAATGTTCTAAATTCCATAATTTGATATATTTAATGTTTACAAATGTTCATAGTACTCCGTATAACAACAAGAAAGGGGTGAGCTCCTATCACAGGAATCCCACCCCTCCACCGAATCTTAGTGAAAATAGACTAAAGAATTAGTATTTATCTGCAGTACCAACTGAGAACTCTATGGACTCAATGGTATTCTCTGAAGCCATTCTGTCCAAGTCTAAGCCGGTAATCTTACATGGCCATACCTCTTCGAAGACGTGGGTATTAAGAACCGAGACTCCATCTTCGGCAAGTTCATTTACAATAGCCGTTTCCCAATATTGGCTTGGTACCAAACCTCCACCAACTATGTGGTCTTGGCAAGCATAAAGCCAATCATGAAGCCATGTGTCTGAACCTGCAGTAGTCATAAGTTTCTCTACAATAAGATTACCTATAGTAACCCTACCTGCAGTTTTAACGTCTCTATTGACGTCCCCATGAGCAACCTGGTCAATCTCAATATCCGGCAAAGTACAACTTTGGAATAGATAGGTATTGATAGGGTGTTTGGGGAACATGATGCTCCACAAGAATTTCTTCCGTGGGTTTTTTACTTTTGCTCCCATTGTGTTATGAGTTTATAAGTTATTACTTGTTTCTACGATTGATACAGATTTGGATGCCGCATCGATTACAATCTCCATAGTTACCTCTTGCATAGGAACTACATCCTTATACTTAAGGATAGCACGGTACTTACCTTGACGGGCATCTGCCTCGGTATTAACTGAAAGGTCATCCCAAGAAGTTGCATCTTGGTCACCCATCCAGGTATACTCGGTCATGGCATCTTCGTCTACCAAAGAGTCAAGTGTAGGTTTAACTTCCAACCAGATTCTCTTCCAAGTACTCCAAACGTTTGGTTCTTCGATATATTTGTTGAGTACCGGGCGAAGGAACTTCTTCAGGTAAAGGTTCAGTCTTACGATTGAAAGGAATCTTTCAGAATCCTGTTTCACTTGAGAAGAGAAGCAATGCCATAGCATGGTTTGCTTACCTGCATCTGGAGTATCTTTGATTACCATCTCATTGATATAATTCTGAGCAAGGGTGTTCAGTTCGTTATATCGAGAAGGAGAACCATAGTTGGGGCATACTGGACCAACTGCATCTCCAATAACCCCTCGGTTCATACCAGCAAAGGATTTCCAAGGACCATATTGAGTAGCAGAGGCATCTCCCAAACCAACAATAGTACCCACTACATCGGAATCCTGAAGATTACCGTTTTCGTTGTAGTACTTAAGTCCACCACCAAAGTAGGCAATGTACTTAGAGTTACCTACAGTACCAAGGCAAGTCTGTACCCAAGTTACCTGAGCTTTGTAATCTCTTGCCTGAGTACCTTGAGTATAATGGGTTAAATGTTTGGGAACTTCGATATACAGTACCCATTCCATCAATTCCTTTGCCATATCTGCAGCAGCCTTATATACCTTGAGTACATCTGAATCGGTAGTAAGGTGTTGAGAGATATGTGAAATAAATAATTGGTAGAAGTCGGTGTAATCTTTTACCAAATCCAAGGAAGTAATCCATTCTTCGGCAGTTGGAGTGGAACCTGCACTACCGATAGTACCATTAAACAGTTTCTCTGTTTCGGAGGGTGCAGCATCTCCCACGGTAATAGTGATAGCATTCTTAGTACCATCAATATCATCGGTAAGCCACTTAATTAGGTTTTCAAAAGAGGAACCTGCAGTAATTACCGGCCTAATATATTCCGAGTTCTTAGCAAATGCACTAAGAGCAAGGTAATCTACCGAAGTGTTATTGTTATCATCGGCAGTTTTGTAGGTTATTACTGGTCCCTGTTCAAGTACTTGCCCATTAGCTGAATATATTTTATAATACAAGGTATTAGCTTGCTTATAAAAACCAACCTGGAAAGTATTTGCACTACCAATTGGATCTCCATATCCCTTGGTTACTAATCCAAAACTATAAGTAGTACTACCAGATTTTAAAGTAATCAAAGCAGAGGGTTTAGCTGGGTCAGTTACAGCAGAAGCAACTGAGATTTCATCTTCTGAATCTTTAGCTTTTCTTGCCGCAGCCGGAGAAGCAGTTACTGTACCTTGAGTAGCTCCTTTGCCAAGTACTCGAATAACACGAAGCTTAGAACCACCTTGCAAAGCCTTTTCGATATTTGATACAGAACCATCGGGTACAATTTCAGAACCATAGATTCTTTGGAACTGAGAGAATGTAGAGATGATTTCTGAAGGGTCATCGTATGGACCTTTAGTAGTTCTAGCCAATACACAAGAAACTCCTAACATGGGAGTAGTTTGAAGAACATTGTTGTTCTTAAACTTAAAATCAACATGAGGTGAAGTTGGCATAATTCTATTGTGATTAAAGTTAATTACTCGTTTAATTTATACCCTAGAGTATTGTACCTATACCTTAGGTACTTTTAACTCTAGCATCTCATTTTCGTTTTGTTCTAACAATCCAATAAGAACCGATATATCCTTGATAGGTGTAAGAGTACCTTCTCCCAAAGCTTTTTCTGGAAGAATACCGTCCTTACATACATAGGTGTATACCTTCTCAAGTATACCATGCTCTACATCTGGATGGTCATAATAATTACCAATTTCAATGAATAGGTTTCCGGTGGGAGCAAGCCTGCCCTTTTCCCATTCCTCTAAATCATTGAAGTATGGTCTCACGTATCCTCTAGCAGGTAAGCCAGTATATAAGATTGTATGTAGCAATCTCATATCTGCTTGTGTTTGAGAAACCAGATGTACATCTATGGTAATATCCTTAGTTTCATAAGGAAACTCTGAAGCTTGGTAATTACCATCCTCAAGTTTATCACCAATGATGTATTTATTCACACCAATATCTCCAGCATAATAACCCTGTAGTTCTATGGTTATTCTTGGGAGAGTCTTTGGGCCTTTTACTTGATTATTCCCTATACCAAAAAGTGGTATAAACTTCTTCATACCTTTGATTGCCTCTTGAAATCTTTTTTCGTTTTCTTGAGACAAAGGTAAGAAGTCTTCTGGGTTTAAGGTAAGACCCATTTCCAACATTGTACTAAGTAGAGAGATATAAAAAGTTCTTTCTACTATTTCTTCTGAGTTTACCATTAAAGTCCTAATCTAATATTTAATTGAACACTTTGATTGCCATTGTCATTAATACACCCATTATAAGTTACCTGAATACCTCCAAAACCACTCATTATGGTTTGTAAATGACCAACACAATTTAATTCACTAACCCATTGAGTAGCAATATTTGAAGGATAATCGGTAAGCCATACTTTAAAGGGTATTGGTTCAGAACCAATATCTCCAGGGAATTGACCCTCTATTGTCTTACTTATATCGGTTATCTTAAATTGTTTTATAAATTTAGCAACTTGAATACCGTTGATAAGGTAGTACTGATAACCCTTTACATTACTAATCTGAGCAGTACTAGTATTTTGACCAAGATTTGGGAATGGTATATTCGGGGTTGGTTCAAAGCCATACTCAGTAGTTCTAGTACCTGGAGATTGAGTTATATTTAAAACTATCTCAGTGTTAGGTTCTTGCTGTGAGATAATCTTAACTATAGCAGTTCTTTCCAAGGGGTCATAGTTACTGGGGTTATGTTCTTGATTAGTAGATTTAGTTTTGATAGTAAGCTTACCTGCGGCATTAGCTTCTCCAATTTCTTGGGTTACCTCTAACCAATCTGAGGAGCTTTCAACTTTCCAATCTACAGCACGATATTCATCTTGAGGCTTATTATCGATAAACTTCTGTTGGTAACTGTATACACCTATTTCTAGGGTCTCACCCCTTTTAGTACCATCGAAAGTATGGGAAGTAGTTTCTGGAGTGATACTAAAATAAGTTCCCCAGGTCTCTACTATTTTAGGAGCGGCCTTTTGTACCAGAGTTACTTCCCTTTCTACACCCTGAACTACTACCTTGAGAACCTGCTCTTTTATATTATTCATGTCTTCGTTTACTGCCTTAGGCTTTACCCTAATAGTTGCAGTACCAGTTCCGGATAATGAAGATATTTCAAAGTCTGCTGCCATTTTTAACTTTCCTTATTTCTTTTCTAACTTCATTTCGTATTTCCTTTTGTAAGGCAGCTTTTCCACCAGCAGCCTTAAATGCAGGATTCCAAAGAGGACGAGGTGGTAAATTACCATCTCTGCTACCATACTCTAACATGATAGCTATCTGATTCAAAGTCTTTCTTGAAGTCTTACCAGTATAGGTAATCTTCTTGATTCCAATTGGTAATCCAACAAAAGTCCGTTTTTTACCCTTTACTAAAGTAACTGATCTAGCATACTGACCAGTAAGGTGTAACATAGTGTGATCCCCATATTTTTTAATGGTTCCTGGAGCATGGGGTGGCCATGATACTCCTGAACCTCTTGGTGGAACACCCGTATTCAAACTTCGTCTTACTATACGAAGAAGTTGATTACCAAACTTTTCTGTACCTTTCGCATAGCCTTCGGTTAAGATACTTGGAGTTTTGGCAATCAACCTTTCTGCACGAGCTTGTTCTCGTTTATCTACGTATATTTCTAGAGGGCCAACTGGAGTCAATAGTGTAATATTAACCGACTTACTTGGCATAATTCTTACTGTTGTTTAGGTTTATCCAATCCCAGCTCCTGAGCAATTCTCTGTAACAGAGTCTCTTGAGTGGATATTCGTTGGTCCATGTATTGACGGAACTCCTCAAACCCTGGAGCAGGTTTACTTGGAGCAGAAGGTGATTGGTTAATTGAATTGAGAATGTTATCGCATTCAGAAACAATTGCCTCAAACTTTGGTCGATTGTTAAGTATATTCAAGGCATTATGTTTCTGCATAGTAACCTCATTAATTATATTCACTATATCGGTAGTATAATATACCCCATTATAAATACCCTCATCAGATTGTGAAGGTAGGTATATTGTAAGCTGTGATACAGAATCTTGGATCACTAATTCGATACTGTTAACAAAGCCATCTTTAGTACCGGATGCCATGGGTTTACTCTCGCCTACCTTCACAATCTTTGCGGTATCGAAAATGAGATAACCAGACCTCCTGTCTTTCTCTAAGGTAAAGATTACTTCACCCTTTTGTAACTTTTGGAAAATCAATGTTCTTTCGTCCATAATCATTTTCTATTTATTAAATTTAAACCAAATGAAACTGCACCCGGATTCTTTTGCATGAAGTCTACCAGGTTTAAGAATTGATAGTATCCAAATTAAATACGTATTCATAGATAATTGTTGCAGCATTCTGAGTGATATCAAGTGTAAGTTTTTTACCTGATTCCCTTTGAGTAACTGTAACCGTAGCAGATCTTGATGATTCTTCGGTATTCTCTGAAGCTTTACTTGATACAGTCTTACCACTAACTGTAACGGAAGACCAAGAGGGAGTACCAGACAAACTTACACCTACATCATAAGTATCTGAAGTTTCGGAACCATTAATTACTTTTTTCTTATAGGATATAAAAGTCTTAGATAAAGTATCCCCTGAAGCAGCATGGTGAATGGATTCACTTGCACCAGCACCATTCCAATAAAAGTAGTAATTATAACTTACACTAGCACCACCCTGAGTAATATCTACATAATCAGAAGCCCCATCATAGTTAGCAAAGACTCTAATAGACCTACTACTTGTACTGGTATTCTCAGAAGCCCTAAGTGTAGTACCTGATAGACTAAATCCTGAGGTACCATTGGTACTTAAACTTGGAGTAGCACTATCAGAGCCATCCCTTGTATTTGAACCTGAGGTATAGTTAGCATACCTGGGTCTACTTGCACTGGGGTACAAAGTTACACTACCTCCAGTATTACCGATGGTATAAGAACTTGCCATTAAGCTTACACTCCAAGAACCATAGGTATACCCAGTAAATTCGTTTGCTGCCTGGTATACTGGTACACTTACAGATTTGGTTTTACCATTTAGTGATAAGGTACCAGTAAGGGTTCCTACCTGGGTTCTAGATTTAACCGTAGTTCCCAAAGAACCTGCACTAACTGCAGTACCATAACTAATGCTAGCACCACTTGTAATCGTACCTCCTCCCGTTGTAGAACCATTCCATCCCCAAGTTTGAGAATATGAGGGCATAGTAGAGAATGAACTTCTAGTACCTCCACTTGCAGGGATATCTGTTACTGCACCTCCACTTGCTGTAATCTCACTGTAGCTTTTATAACCTGCCGACTGAGAACAAGATACGGTTAACTTCTTCCCTGTTTCAGCTTGGGTTAAGGTTACCGTACCACTTCGTGTACTGGTAGAAGTATTATTACCCATAGTTACAGAAGTACCACTTCCAGATACACTACCAGAGTTGGCTCTAGTATAAGTTAAAGCAATTTGGTTACCATAATTATGGCCATTTCTTAATTCTTGCTTGTATGAAGTTACCGTGAAAGTTTTAGTACCTCCAGTTGCCCCAAAAGACATAGAAGTGGGGTTTACACTAAATCCATAACTCCAAGATTGAGATGCAGCAGCTTGAGTAAAGGTTACTTTAAAAGTTTTACCAGATTCGTTCTGTGTAACAAGAGTATTGGAATCTGACCGAGAGGTTAATCCCAGATTCTCTGAAGCAGTCCAAGGAGGTACTTGATTACCGTGATTATTAGTTACCCATGTAGGTGTATTACTAATAATATAATTTACAGTAACTTCAGCTCCATTAGCTACTCCATCCCAATATTTCTGTTTTGTAGAAATAAAACCAAACCCATGATTAGAAGAGCTTGGGTTACCCAAAGCATCGAAGCTTACACTACTGTATCTAGTAGTAAAAGTATACTTATAGGTTACCTTATGAATATCTTCGAGTTTGACACATTCATTATTTCCATAGGAACTGGCATTGGATAGTTCCAACCCCACATAATTCTCCCCGGTTCCTGTCGAGGAGAGTGCTAACAATTCAGCCTTGGTAGGGCAGTCATTTCCTGTCTTACCAAGGCCTACTTTAGTTTTGACAGCACTCCAGGTTGCTATCTCTCCCATGATTATTTATTTTTAAGTTCTTGAATCTCAGCCTTCAAAGCCTTAATCTCATCGTAGAGAAGTTTAATACCTTCAATTGCCAAAGTTGACATCTTGTGATATTTAACTTGTTTTACGAGTACATACTCTTCCCCATTGATTTCCAAAGTTTCGAATTCCTCTGGATTAGGTACTGTAGATTTCTCTACTGGAACTTCCTCTACATATTTACCAAATCCCAATCCCTCAAGATTCTGAGCAATAGTTCCCTCGTCCTCTTTACCAAGCATTTCGAATGACTTAGTTGGTATCTGGCAAATCTGTTCCAGAGTATGATTCAAATCCTTAATATTAGATTTGAGTCGAACATCTGAAGACTCTTTGAAGAAACCTGAAGGAGCCGTAGTCTTAGCAAATACTACCTGGTCGGTAGTTGCCAAACTCAATTGAGCTCTAGTTACTACGTGAGGATTATCTCTTCTACCAGCATGGCTATTGATAGAAGTCTGAGCAGCAGTACCTGCAGCCTTAGCATCAGCAATAGCAGTAGCTTGAGCAGTAGATACTGGCTTATCAGCATCAGAAGTATTATTAACATTACCCAATCCAACCTGAGTTTTAGTAACTGTATGAGGATTAGATTTATTGGCAATGTGATTATTTACCTTAGTTTCTAAGGCAGTTACATCTGAACCAGTATCGGCAATCAAATCGTCAACGTAAGTTTTCAATTCTGTACGAAGAGCATTGATAGCATTAGTTCTATTGGTAATCTCATTTGCCAACCCCTGTACCGTATTATCCAAGTTAGTCTTATCAGCTGCAGTCATTACACCTGCAGTAGTCTTAGTTGCTGCTGGTATGGTGACATTCACATCTGTACCTCTACTATATGAGCCCTCTTCGGTATTCTTTACCCATCTAAAATACTTTAATCCGAGATTATTCGTATTTTGGGTAACACTGTTTATTACCGTCATTATCTCCTGAGGTAAACTATTGATTAGTTTATCATGCTCATTATCTTTTGCAATACGAGCCTCTTGTTCATCCTCTATGGCTTTCGGTAGGGTTTGATTAAGTTTTATTACACTTTCTGCCTCCATCAAACCGGCTTCTTGAGTAGTGGCATTGGTTAGTGGAATAAGCATCCCCTCAGGCTGATCTATGTAATGACCCTGGTTATCTAAAGAAGAATAATTACACTGAATAATTATATTCCTCTTGTTTCTGTTAGCTATTGAAATATTACTGATTAAATTTCTAGGCATACTAGATACCACATCCTCAAGATGTTTACCTCTACTACCCTCGAAAGCAGTACCTGCAATTTCTCCAATAATAAGGGAAGAAGTGTTACTATCTACGAATTTAGTACCTGACCAACGGAATTGATAAGGAGGTTCCCCATTAGCAACATTAATATATATCTTACCAGATTCTCCAGTTACCGGAGTTTGGTGAGTAGCATCAGTATACAACTGAACATTAGTAAGACCTCCAGTAGAGCTTACTTCATAAGTAGCGTATACCTCGATTACATCGTCTACATATGAAGGCAAATGGTTAGCTGGTACCAATCCATTACCATCCAATGGAGCAAACCCATCAGCTTGTCCCTTAGTTGCTACAAAGGAATCATGCTTGGCTTCTAGAGTATCAATGTTATTCTGCAATTTAGTTTCAAGAGCAGTATCTGCATTCTTCCTATCTTGAATCTCTTTTTCTAAGGCAGCAGTCTGAGAATCCCCCAGATTTTTAATAGCTGTATCAATTGCCTCTTGTCTATCCTCAACTTCCTTAGCAATAGCATTGGGTAAAGTCTCATCAAGATTAATCTTATCTTGAGCAGTCATTACTCCGGCAAGGGTGTTGTTTGCTGCAGGGATATAAGTAGTCTTATAATCTTCTGGCTCGTGAGTATAAACACCCTCTTCTTTTTTAGAAGAGAAGTTATGAGTTAAAGTTACATGACTACTTTGCTGGCCTACCTCAACTGGGCTATTACCAGATAAGATGATAATATTGTCTGGTATAGAATCAAACAATTTCTTATCTGCTGCAGTTTGTACACCGGCTCGTGACTTAGAGGCAGGAGCAATCTCCAAGAATCTACGTGGATCATCACCCCAACCGGAGCCTTTAGATATATATTCGCCAGTTTCTGAATCTATTTCGGCTAAATTTAAGTACAATCTTACAGTACTCTCAGCTTGTACTTTACTACTGAATCCTTCAGATATAGCCTTTGGTATAGAATCAAACAATTTCTTATCTGCTGCAGTTTGTACACCGGCCTTCTCTGCAGTAGAAGCAGGCAAAGTAATTGGATTCTGTTCTACGGTACCATCCTCAATTATCGTTTTAGTAGCAGCAATGCCTATTGAAGTCTCATTTGGAGTTACATCCCCAAGAGCAAAGTTAACAGTAGTAATTCTATCTAACTCTACCTTATCCTTAGCAGTCATCGTACCGGCTTTAGTATCTGATGCCTGAGGCAAATCAAAGGTTTCTGTAGTATCAGCATTCAGACCATTATCCTTAGTTACGGTTACGGTTACTTTACTTGCATCGGAATCAGCCGATATATCTGTAAGGGCATTTTCATCCAACCCATCCAACTTAATCTTATCTGCTGCAGACATGACTCCTGCAAGAGATTGGGTTACCGGGAGAAGTTCTTTAATGGCCTCATTGGATTCTCCGTATTGGTTGTTAGAAACGTCCTTAGTAGAAGTATTTACCTTGAAAGTAAGTTTAGAGTCATCTCTACTTATTTCACTTACACCAGTAACCATGGTATTAGGTAAAGCATCAGAAGTTGCTTCCTCGGCTACCAACCTTTCTTCGTGATCATTGGTAATATTGGTAAATTTGTTATCCAAAGATGTATCTGCATCTATTCTATCTTGGATTTCTTTATCGATACGTTTACCAAGAGCGGTGTCTGCAGCAATACGAGCAGCTTCTTCTGCATCGATATTATCTTGAAGAACTTTATCAGCAGCCTTTCTCTCTTCACTCTCGGTATTAAGGTCAGAAGTATTCTGATCAATCTTTGCTTCCAACCGAATATCTTCAGCTTTACGAGCAGCAATTTCGTTATTTAACAGATCCGTAATGGCCGTATAATTACCATTGATATTATCCTGAATACCCTGGATTAATTCCAGGTTACGTTGGATATTAGCAGTATTCTGAGTTACCAGAGCATTAGTAGCATTCAGGGAAGTTAACAACTCTGTACGAGTTTCACTTACAAAAGTTCTCAGCTCATTTACCGTAGTAGTAAGAGTATTACTCAGGTTAGTGAATGATTGTTGTAAAGTATTATCTCCCTGTTCTCGTAAGTTCTTTTCGGCTTCAAGCTTATTCTCCAACTCTGTAAGCTTAGCAGTCATAGTTGCTGCAAAGTTGGGATCATCACCGAGAGCCTTAGCAATCTCTGCCAAAGTGTCCAATACTTCAGGAGCTGAACCAATAATATTTTGGATTGCAGCCTCTACTTGTTCTGCATTCTGAAAGTCAGAATCGTTTAATAACTCTGATACCTTAGTGATGTAGTTTGCATGTTCTTCAATGCCATCAAGTTTAGCATATAGCAAATCCGTGAAGTCATTAGAAGAAAGTACTTTACCATCTACTTTATCTACCTTCTTATTATCCAGTGCTTGGTCGGCAGCAATCCTATCTGCCTTCTCTTGAGCAAGAGCATTACTGATAAGTGTATCTTGATTAGCTCTATCAGTTGCTTCTTTATCAATATTGGTTTGAAGTAGAGTATCTCCAGCTAAGCGGTCATTCTTTTCGGTAAGGATATCCTTATTAATACCAGCCATATCATCCTTGTGATTCTGAAGGTTGGTATCAATCTTGGCCTCAAGAGAAGTCTCTTTGGCAATTGCTCGGTCTTTCTCTGCATTAATAGCAGTAGTGTTGGCATTTACCTTTGCTTTTAGTTCATTCATAGCATCGGTATTACCTGCCTCTAGAGAATCAATACGAACTCCCAAAGCATTATCACCAGCAATACGATTTTCCTTTTCTTGTTCAAGCTTAGTGTTAATATTACCTACTTCGGATTCCAAAGCTTGTTTGGTATTATCCAACTTAGCAGTAAACTCAGTACTCAAAGCTTTATCAGCTGCAGTACGGTCTGCTACTTCTTTATCTAAGTTAACCTGGAGAACTTGGTCAGCAGCCTTTCTTTCTACACTCTCAGTATTAAGGTCGATATTGAGAGTATCGATACGAGAACTCAAGGCACTATCAGCATTAGTACGATCAATGATTTCTTCGTTAATCATATCCTTAACTTCCTTGTAGTTATCACCTACAGTCTTAGTTAAGTTTGTGATTGCCTCTGAATTTCTTTCAATACTATGTTGGTTAGTGGCAATAGCAGTAGTATTTGCATTTACCTGCTCAGTAAGCTCATTACGCAATGTATTGATAGACTCTTGCATACTCAATGCCAAGTCTGAAATACGTTGGTTAACGTTAGCCAGACTTTGAGTATAGGCTTCATCTGCAGTCTTTCTTTCGGCAATCTCTTTATCCAAGCTAGATTGAATTGCGGCATCTGCATCTTTACGGTCTTGGATTTCCTTGTTAAGATTGTCTTTTACAACTCCAAGAGCAGCATCACCAATAGCAGACTTATTGTCTACATATTCTTTCAGTTTAGTTTCAAGAGCTGTATCAGCATCCTTACGAGCTTGAACTTCAGCAGCTACCTCAGCACTGTTTGCCTCATCACCCGCAATTCGGTCTTCGATTTCTTGGTTAACCTGTTCTGTGATTGCAGCCAATTTCTTGGTAATGGTAGCAGCAAAGTTGGGGTCATTTCCAAGGGCATCAGCAATTTCCTTAAGAGTATCAAGTACTTCTGGAGCAGAACCAATAATCTTTTGGATAGCTGCATTTACCTCTTCCTCAGTTTGGAAACCAGAATCGTTGATAAGCTGAGAAAGATGCGTAATATAATTTGCCTTTTCCTCAATTCCATCAAGTTTAGCTTTGAGTATATCGGTAAAGTCATTCTTAGTCAAAGAATAGCCTTCACGTTTATCTACTTTCTTAGTATCAAGATCTTTATCACCTTTTTCTCTAGCAGCAGCCTCGGCAGCAATAGCATTAAGCAATTGCTCCTTGTCTTCTACACCCTGCTCTTTTACATCTTCGATTTTGTGTTCAAGAACTAAATCCTGAGCAGCACGAGTAGTAGCCTCTGAATCGATATTGTTCTGTAATACTTGGTCTGCAACAGTACGGGCCTGAACTTCTTTATCAATATTACCTTGAAGAGCATTATCTGCATTGGTACGGTCTGTTACCTCTTTAGAGATTTCATTGTGAAGAACTTGGTCCTCAGAATGACGGTCTACCTTCTCTTGGTCAATTTTACCTTGAAGAGCTAAAGTATCTGCCTGGCGATTAGTGATTTCTTCGTTAATCTTAGAATCCAGTACAGTATCTGCGTTAGTACGATTTGCAGTTTCTTCTGCAATCTTTGACTCAAGGGATGCCTTATCATTGATATGGAGAGTTTTAAGGTCATTTACACTTTCCTTAATCTCATTATCGGCAGCAATACGTTCATCTTTTTCCTTTTGGATAAGGTCCTTGAGTTCCTTCTCAAGTTCACCATTACCTTGATTTACCTTATCTTCAAGGTCTTTGATGTCTTCGGCATTCTTATCTACCTTCTTCTCAACTCTGTCGATTTCAGCTTTTAAATCTGCCTTAACCGTATCAATCTTCTTATTGATTTGGTCTAACCCATATTCGAGGTTATCCTGAACTGCGGCTACTGCAGTACCCAAGGCAGCTTCAGCTTCCTTAGCCCGATTAACCTCTTCAGTTAAGGCAGTACGAAGGTCGGTTAATTTATTAGTGATAGTAGTTGCAAAGTTGGGGTCATTACCCAAAGCTTCTGCTAACTCTTTAAGAGTATCAAGAGCATCATCTGCACCATCAACCAAATCACTAATCATCTGTTTAACTTCTTCCTCAGTTTGATACTTTAAGTCATTTTCAAGCTGAGATACCTTAGTGATGTAGTTTGCATGTTCTTCAATGCCATCAAGTTTAGCTTTTAACTCATCAGTGAAGTCATTCTTAGATAAGTCATATCCTTCCTTCTTATCTACCTTATTTTTGATAGAAAGTACGAAAGCCCAGAACTCATTTATAGTTCCCCCAAAGCCAGCACGAACAAAGTCATCATAGTAACCCTGTAACAACCGCTGGTCAATCTCTTCGCAGGTGTAATATTTACTTACATACATATTTATAAAATTTAAGGATTAATTACTGAACGTTGACGACCCAGTAAGAATTCCGAATCTATATCCCTGAATGGTTCTCCCTCTGAACCACAGAAGGCATTCATTGGTATATTCGGATTTTCTGGATCTACATCTCCACCGTCTTCTATATCCCCCCGTATGCAAGCATAATCGGGAAGCTTATTTACACGGAATTTCATTACCTGGCCTATACCAGGATGAGGTATTATTTTATCCCAGATATCACCGAAGTAATCTTGAAAGCAGGTGACAAATTTGTTTCCGGTCATCGATTGAAATGCCGTTACATCGTTGCCATTACCTTTCATTTCAATATGAACTCCAGATGTACCATTAAGGATAACCAGATTACTATCAAACCAGATTCCACTGGAGGTAGTAATTGGGGTCCACCTCAGTACTAACATCTTTGCCATACACTTAATGTTTTATTCTACAAATTCAATTTTGGTATCTCGGTCTCTCTTTAGGATAACCATGAAAACTAGGGCCTCATCCTTTGCCTGAGCAGTTTGAGTGTCACCGGATGGTTTATACGTTATACCATTGATTACGAACCTATCTTGTTCCCAATTAAAATCCCAATATCCCTCAGAGGTAAGATAACCAATCTGTTCTATATAAGATTTAGAAATTAGTATTGATAAGTTTTCATCGTCCAATTCTCCAGTTACTGTAGCCTTATTAATTGGCCAGTTTCTGAAAGCATTGTAGTAACATAATGCCTCGATTTGGATATTGTAATACTTGGGTATACTATCTTCGGCATGACTGAGAAGTTGGTTAACATTTTTTGCCCAAGTTATGGTTTGTCTACCAGCATCCCAATCCAAGAAATCGGTGATAATTTTCTTGTATCTATCCCAAGAGCGGTTCTTTACCATTCTCCATGGTTCTTTTGTCATAGTTTAGTTAAAATTGAGTCATTACCACCCTTTACTGGTGTACTTGGGTTAGGCCCATCTAATATACCAGGTTTTCTTCGGTTAACTACCCTTGGTATTACAGTTCTGAATACTTCATCACAGAACGGTAAGTAGATTTCTAACCGTGAAGCTAACATACAAAGGTTCTTTCTTAATTCATCTATTAATCCACCCGGTTGCATTGCTTGAGAGAGTGTTTTCCATAGGGAACTTGTAGCATCTGCCAAGGTATCATAATATTGCACTTCAGTAGGCCCAGTAGTGATTTGTTTAATTCTATCACCTCGGGCAAGTTCTGGTTTAGAGGTACCATCACCGGTTTGTTCTTTGGTAGAGGTTAATTGACTTAAGTATTCGGAAGTACTCGTTAATAGATTAAGTATCTTCACATTGAGAAAATCCCATGCTGCCAATTCCATTATTAATTGGTTTTCTAGTGCTTCATACCATAATTCATCCGTATACTTATCGGGTGCAATTGTATGGTTTACTAGAGGTCCAATGTAATATTGCCACTTAGTGATGTAAATAGATTTCTCTTCCCTGGTCATCCCATCGGATATTTCTGAAGGGATATAATGGTCGATTAAGTTATATATTGTATCGGCTAATGCCGTATGCCCATAATCACAAACTACCAGAGTCTTATCTACGGTGATATCTAAACCGCTAGAGTTAGTTACATGTAATGTTACGGTATAGAAACCGGGAGTTTCATAAGAATAGGAAACATGTCTTCCACCATTGAAAACCTCTCCCTTATCATCGCCAAAGTCCCAGTCAAAAATAGATTTGGCCGGGACTTTGGATATGACTCTGAATGAAACTTCCAGACCTGACGTAACGTACAAAAAGTCCAGATTGTTATTCATATTAGTCTGTCTTATGTAATTTTCATATATTACCCTTTAGAAGAGGATTCGAATTCTTCCAGCAAAGCCTGAATAAGTGTTTCTACTGTATCATCTTTCTCGGCAACGATTTCATGAAGACCTGCTACCAGTTTCAGTTCTTCCAGGGAATAGCCCTTTGCAAGTTTTTCAAGAGTCATGCCTTTCTTGAACTGAGCATTCAGTCTCTTATCCAACTTTTCGATGTCGGCCTCTGAATACTTTTCGATTTCTGATTTATCAGCAATGATAATCAGATGGCCAGAGGCAATTGCCTTCTGAATCTTTGGTGCACGGAATTGACGACGAGAGAGTTCCTTGTCTTCTCCTCTACAAACGGTAATACCAGTTGATTGGTCATGAAAACTGTAAGCTCTTGGTCCCACAGTTACTGTATATTTATCTTTAGCCATATTTCCTAAAATTTAAAAATGATTAAAGAGAGGATAGGTCTTTTTAGTTACCTACCCTCTCAGGGAATTTATATAGATGAAACCGGACGTCCCTTATTATTCTAGGTTAACCATCAAATATGGGTCTACGTTCATGAACTCGGGGAAACCGAATTCTGAGAACTTCTTGTCAGCAGCCAGCAACAGAGTTGCATCCTGGTACATCTTAGAGAAGCCAGTAGTCAAGCTTGCATAGATTGCCTGAGTCTGGTTAGAAACGATTCTTTCAGATTCAAGCATCAACTGACGAGCAGTAAGCTTAATCAAGGCAGCAGATGTATCAATCAACAGCAACTGTTGGTCGGGTGTACCCGGGTGAATGTAGAAGTCAGCATTCTTGGGAACAGGAGACTTAACATTCAGGGTAGCTTCTGTAGTACCAGAGTGACGATCCTTGAATTCCGGCAAGTTCAGCATTTCGATTGCCTGGTCTTCACCACCAATCATAGTTTGGAAGTTACGTCCCATACGAGCAGCACGTACCCAAATATGCAGAAGGTCTTTGTAAGTGATACCGTTAGTTGTTTCGTATACACCGATTACCGGGGCAGACTCAGAGCCATCAGGGTTGTTACCATTGATAGCAACGTCCATAGCCAAAGTATCCAGAGCATAACCCAACTGAACACCAAAATCACGAAGGTAGATTCCCAAGACATCGAGTGAAACATAGTTACGAACTTCATCAGTAAGTTTGAAACCTTTTCCGATTTTGAAGAGGCTAACTGATTTCTGTCCGAAGCTAACATCACCCAATGGGATAGTTTCTGCCTCATTAACCTTTGCAGGGGCAGCATCCGACATGTTAACCATCGGCATGATTGCTTGCAAACCATTGATTGGTTGGTCAGATGCAATGATGTTCGGATAGAACGGAGCCTGGCGCATACCCAATGTGATAGCAGCACGGATGATTTCCGGAACAATCCAACGAACATTCTGTTGAGGCATTGTAAAGATGTTCTGCATCGTGTCCACTTTTGGATTGATGCCCATCTTTTCAAAAAGTTCATCTTCTGAAATACCCCATTTACCGGTAACCAATTCTCCAAAAGTTACCTCTACAGGCTTCTTGTCCTGTGAACCGGAACGAACAGCTTCCAAGCTTCTTACCATTTCCGGCATCTCATTCATAAAATCCTGAGCCTTCAACTTTGTAATATCTATTTTATTTTCCATAATTTCTTTTCTCTTATTTGATGAGTACTTGAATTACCTCATTTGCCTCTTCTGCTGGATTAAGGGCAATGAACTGGGTTGAAGTTGCTTGGTTAGCTTTTACGAATCTATCGTTAAGCAATTCTCCATCGGGAGTTACATAGCCAGCTTCGATATTTCCGTTTGATACCCAGTTACAAATCATGTAACCTTCCATAGCTACTGTTACCTCTACCGGGAAATTTCTTTGAGGTTGATAAGCAGGGTTAACGTTATCCGTTACTGCTACACCCAAATAAACTTGAGTAGCTGTATCAGTGCAAGGGTAAATCAAACCTTCTTCATTCAAAGCCACTGGCATACCCTGTACGATTTTCTCTCCAGCTTTAACATTGAAAGCCTGGTGCAATTTGTGTGACTCACTTTTGTAAATCACCGCTCTCGGGGTTCTTTCCCCAAAGAGAGTAAGTTGCTGAGGGTCGTTTACGATTTTAGTTTTTTCCATAACGCGGATTATTTATATTAGTTATTTGATTTTGTTTCGATACAAGTTATCGATTACATTCTTAGTACTCGGAGATTCTGAATTCCGTTGGGTATCAGTACCCTGGGTTCCAGTTTTACCCTCGGTATCATCCTCAGCAATTGAGGAAGCACGGTTGACGTCCTTAGAACCACATTTTGAGCAAGTGAGAGGGAACTTCTCTTCCAAGCGAGCTTGGTAATCCTTGGTCAAGGAAATAAGAGTAGTAATACCAGTAGTCTCGGCATTGAGCATCGTAACGATTGTCTCATCTACCTTATCACCCATTAACTTCTTGTAGGTTTCTACGGCATTTTCACGGAGAGAAGCAATGTGATTCTTTCCTACGGTTGCCATTTCCTTCAAGTTAGCTACTTCGGCATTCAAGTTGGTAATCTGTTCCGTAAGAGAAGTTTTCTCTGTAGTAAGATTATCTACCGAAGTTTGCAATTCGTTTCTGGATGATACCAAAGTCTGAATGCAGGCAATTACATTTTCCTGATTCATCTCTTTACCTTCTTCCAGGGTAAGCATATTATCCCCGAAAAGGCTTTCAAGAAATTTTAGTAATTCTTCGTTCATGTTATTTTTATTTGAATGATTATCATTGGCATCATTATCATTAAAAGAACCCTGAGTATCGTTCTTTTCTTGATATGATGTTAAATCTGATTTATAATCAGTAAAGAAGTATTGCTTCGATTTATCATCTCTGTATTCTTCATAAGATGCCCAAGTTCTTTTGGCAAAGGTTGGGTTAATGATTTTACCATCCGAACCAATTTTCTGGGCAAATGAATCAGCACCATGTGAAACTAGTGAGGTCTCAAGGTAACGAACAATTTCAGTAACAATTCTACGTACCATAACTCCCTTAGAGTCATAAGTACCCAGTTTCTGATAAAATTCGTTATCTTCCATTTGGGGATGGGATTTATCCCACTTAAATTGTACAGTAACCGAATTACTATGAATTGAGGGTGGCTCCATAAGAATTCCTCGAGCAATTCTTGGATTTGCCTTACCATCAATCTTCAGAATACCGTTGATACCTGCTGGTATAGTAAAGCTACCGTCTTTATAAGATTCCTGCCACATTACTTGTGATACAGCTCCAATAGCATTACCGATGTTTGTTTCATGGTCACAGTTTACTGTTTGACCAAGCAGCATCTTCATAGAAGCCTTTAGTACTCCATTTTGACCGAAGTCTGTAGGATTCCAATTTTTCGATACGATTGTTTCCGAAAGTAATCGGAACATAGGTTCGATAAACTCTTCGTCCTTAGGAGTTAATTCCGATTTGTCCAGGTTGGGATAATAAGTATTATAATCTATATCCCCTCCCCAAAATCCAAATTGAGCAATGGAATCCGGTGTAGGGTTTTTCCATTTGTAATAATTCTCTGAGAAAGCCTTGGCTCCCACTGCTTCTGGGATATACCCAGCCATAATGGTATGGCCTTGACCTATCACCATAGAATCAAGATGCTCTTTGTTTTTCTTTGTAAATTTACTCATCTTGCTTTAGTATTTTGGTCTCCTCGAGAAGGAGCCGGGTTTGTCTTATCTCTTGACCTACGAGCAGATTGGTTTTTATCATCCTGCCTTTGTTTCTTCTTGGTACCCTCTTGTGGGTCTATATTACCACCCTTAGCAAATTGGTCCTCAAGTGAAACTCTTGGTTCCTTTTCATCTGGTGAATCATAACCCATTGCCCAAGCATATTGCTCTTGGCTAATGATACCTGCCTTATACAATAAGTCAAGGTTCTGTATCTTATACTGAAGACCTTGTTGGATTTTAACTTCATCAGAAACTGTAGAAGTTCCCCAATCAATCTTCATTCCCTTATTATTAAAGCCTGCCAAACGCAGTTCTAGAGAATAAAGTCGGTCCAATACATAAGCTACAAGCATTTGGATATTTTTTAACTGGCTAATCATCTTAGACAGCATTATACCCGTTGCACCTTCACCAGTAGTAGATGATACCCCAATGATAGAGCCATTAACTCCCAACCCATTTGCTACAGATTGTTGGTTCATATTCCAAGGCTTCTCGATATTACCGAGTTCCTTAGTAGTAGAGTTAAGTTTGAATTCATGGTCATCTATGTAACCAGCAACTACTCCATCCTTCATACCCTCTTTAACATTACGTTTAAGGATATTAAGTTCATGGTATAATCGGGATTCATAAGCTTTTATACTCTCATTTGGTCTTTGTGGAGATTTCTGCATCTTAGCTTCTAAGAAACCAACCATACCACAAATCTCCATGATATGTTTGAAGTTAATCTTCATATCATTTTGTCCTTTGAGAGAATCCAATGCAGGCATAAATGGAGGAACTCCATAAGGTTCATCGGTATCATTGAACATACCAACATAGAAATAGGTTTCTGGGTTAAGCTTAATGTAATCTTGTTGCTTAACAAAGAAATTCATATTCTTTTGGTAAGGAGCATACACCCCATTTAATTCACGTTTAAACTTGATGTGTTCTGGCTTAAGGAATAATACAGTAGCCAAACCATCAAGCTTATCATTTGGTACTCCTTCTACGGATATTGCCCCACTTACAAGAAGTTGAACAATCATTTTATTAACTAAACCATCTATACCAGCAGTATATCTGGTCCATCCTTTGGTGGCTTTCTTAAGATGTTCTCTCATCTTTGAAGCCTCTTCATCGGTATTATTAGGGAAAGTTACTGTATGACTGGTGTTAGCTAACTTAAACATATCTTGCAATGCAATGCCCATATCAGGATTTACCTTATATAAATCCCGAATTAAAGGTATCACATCAACACGAAAAGAGGGTTCAACTAATTTAGTCAACCCTTGTAATGATGTAATTAAGTTATCGCTATCATCGTCAACTGAAACCCTACCAGGCGAAATCGATGTGGCAGGCTTTTCCTCTTTATTAGAGGATGTACCATTCTTGGGAGGGTCCTTCTTACGTCCCCAACCCCAACTAAAATTGAAGTACTTTTTCATCTTGGTTGTACGATTACGTTAGTTTTTCCTTTCCTTATGTGATTACATATTGCTTTTCCAAAGATATCATCATCGGCATATACATCTCCTTCAAGGTCTACATCTACAGCTGAATTGTTAGCCCTATGTTTACCCATTGCAACAGGTCTACCTAAACCATCATAAATGAAGGTATAAGCTTCTTGTACAAAGAATGGGTCCTTAATGATTACGTGATCTAATCGAATATCTTCTTCCAAGTTTTCTATTATCACTGAACGATTCTTTTGGGTGGTTAACCAACCAGGGGATTTATCCATTTCAGGTCTACTTTTACCTTTTTTCTTCAGCATCTTCTGGTAGTAGTAAAGGTTAGGGTAGCCTTCGTCTTGAAGCTTAGAAGTTACTGATAAACCAACGTCATTGGATTCTGGAGCTATTACTGCCCAGTTAAACAACTTCCCAGTATCACCAAGTAACTTAGCATAAGCTCCCACTGCCATTCTTCCCTTATATACTACTTGTTCTTCTCCTAGCTTATCCATACAAGTAAATGAAGAGTAGTCAGAAGCTCTACCAGTTGAAACGTCTGCACCAATGAAATATTCTTTATCTGATTCGGGTTCACAGAATTGTCGGTATTGACCATTAAATCTCTTCTTAATAACTGGGTAATCACTAAGGCAGTCTTCGATAGCTTTAATATCGGCTAAGTCGAAGACTGTATTACCAGATGATAAGAAGTCACCATCAATTTCTTGTGCAGTTCGTTTTGCTCCCAAAGCAGAAGACATTTGGTTATACCAATTGATATCTCGTTCTGGGTGCATTTGCCAGTATAATCGAATTGGGTTAAAAGGATTACCTCCTGCAATGGCATCTACCCAAGTTGAGTGATAGAAATTACCAACTCCATAAGGAGTGGAATTGACGATGGCAGCTCCACCAGTGGAAAGAGTAGGAAAAGCAGCAGCCCAAATTTGAGCAGCCCATCTAACTACTGCTGCCTCGTCAATTACCAGAAGAGAAAGGGATTCCGAACGACCGGCTTCGGATGATGTCGGAATTGATTCAATAAATGACCCATTATCAAATTCTATCATGGAAGCAGAACCGTATTCTCCAGCTCTACCATTGATTATGGGAGTTTGAAGGTACCATGGAAGATTCTTGTACATGAACTTAATCTTCTTAAGCACCTTCTTAGCAGTGGTATCCTTGATAGAAATAATGTTTATCTTTTTGTTGGGATGGTACATCGCCAACCAAAGACAGTACATAGAAATCAATTCTGTAATACCTGCCTGACGAAATTTCAAAATGATATTGAAACGTTGAGCAATAAAATTATACAAAACCGATTTTTGAAATGGGTATAAATCAAATCTTACCTTTCCTCTTACTGGATGTATCACATAGCAAAAAAGGCTAAAAAAGAAAACATCACTAGAAACTCGGGATAGGTTTGATAGCTCCTCCCGAGTTAAAGTAGTTCTAGTTTCTGAGATAGTCTTTGCCATATCTAAAAGTTATAGGTTATTTGAAATTCGATGTCAGTACCTATCCCAGATTTTACCTTCGGATAGTAAAAGGTATTGACTCCGAATTTGTAATTAAATCTCTTAGTCTTGATTGAAAGACCAGCTCCCATATCGAATAGATTATTGAAAGGTCTATATTTGCCATAGACGTATGGACTAAGTAATAACCTTGCAACTTTCTTCCGAGTTAATTGACCTTCATACCAGTTATAGTTGTACTTATCTAAGTCAATTTTGAACAGCTTAGTTGAATAAGTTCCAGTCTGTTGATTGAATAAACTTAAATTCAACTTATCTTTCTTCAAAACAATTTGAACCAGGGAATCTTGTTTACTGATAGCTGGCTGCCTTAGCATGGAATCAGGAAAGAGAGTTGGCTGCCTATTATCGTAACTATTATCGTAAACTAAGATTTTACCTGGTTCAATTTCCTTAGAATACTTCTTCTCTGGTTTGAAAGGTTTGTCTTTGTATACTGTATCTGGGATTTCATTGACCGCTAGTTCCAGGAAATCAACTTCTCGAGAAAGTTTATAATTCCTGAAGCAAAGGTAAATAGTAAATCCTAGAAGTACAATAAACAAGGCATTCTTTAAATTCTTCATGGTTTAAAAATTTAGGAAGTTCGTACGCTTTAATGATACTATCTATTCGGTAATCGCTTAGCGATTACCTTTATCGAACGAAGTGAGATAATATCCAAATATACTACTTACGATATGATATATGAATAGCTATATATACGCAGATAAATATATAGATATATATACGTAGTATATTATATATCTATATATTTCAAGGCACCCCAGAAACTTATATATAAGACTTTATATATAAAGCTGAAACTTAGTGTTTCTTGGTATTTACCTTTTTGAGGCAATCCTTGAACCATAATCCTACTTCATAAACCGAGCCCTTGGCAATTGTGTATCTTGCCTTGTTAAGCCAATAATGGTGATCCTTAAAATCCTTTTCAGAGGTACCCTGGTTTTCATGAAGGTAAATTCTGAATTTCTTTGGGAATCCCATGATTGCCTTAAAATCCTCAACCCCCAAAGGATAACCATCTGGTCTGAATTGCCTATCTGCAGGTCTTAAGGTTAGTGGAGGTTTATCATACTCCAATCGATATACTCCCGGGAGAGTACTCATCTTTGCCGTTTTGATAGGCCATTTCTTTTCATCCTTGAAATCTCTAACCCAAAGTCGATGTATCTTTGCTACAGTTAGATTCTTTTTCTCAGGCAATTTTCGATAATCATACATTGCCAGAGTTTTACTAATCCAAGGGATTTGATTGGTATCATCTTCTGAAGAAAACGTGAGGGGTTTAAGTAGATTTCTAGTAATTGTTGGGTTTTTTACTTGAAATACTTCATTAAAAGCATCCAAGTATTTCTTACCGGTCTTTTTATGTACTCCAATGATAACTAAACGCTTCCTGGATACCTGAGAATTCCCATAATCAGAAACGGACTTTTCATGAAAAATAAGTTTATAGTCCTTAAAGGTTTCCTCAAAAAAATCCTTGGGAAGCAAGGATAGCAGTCTTGGTAGATTTTCTATAAGAAATATCTTAGGCTTATACTTGAGTATCGATGAAATTACTAGATTGAGACTACGATTATCTTTTGGATTGCCCAATTCTTTTACTTTAGACAGCCTCATTACTGAAGATGAGCCACAATCCGGGCTTGATATAACTATGTCTACTTTTTCATCAAATTCTTGCAAACAAAAGCCCTTATAGAATGGTATATCACCAAAATTTAACTTCCATTGTTCTTCACCCGGAGTATGGAATACTCCTCTTATTTCTATATTCCCTAGCAAATTTTCCCTAAAAGGGAACAGGAGTGCACCCTGTCCAGCGCACACTCCCAATACCCTTAACTTTTTCATTTCTTGTAACTTCTCAATTTGATATATTTAATCCAAGCAAATGGTTTACGGTCTTCCAAATAACTCAGATTTTTATCATTATTGTGAGCTTCTTCTTCAAAACTTACATCATGATACCTTTCATTCTGTTTATCCCATTTGGCAAAACACAGAATGAGAAGATATTCGATAATATACCAAAGGTAGAAGAGACCAAAACAGAGAACTACTACCCACCAGAAGGATATATCGAATAATACCCAGAGTATGATACCAAGTATCAAACCGACTATACTACACTCAATCTGTTGTACCTGATGGATTCTCTCATGGTTGATATCATCCGGTTTACACTCCTCTATTTTGTGTTTGAAGAACGAGTTATACACCAGAGTAATTGCTTTGTAACTGGGGAAAAGGAATACCTTTGCTACCCAGCTGTTAAAATGACATCTTTTCATAACTTGTTTTATTAAGAGGGTTCTAACTATTATAAAATAAAACTCTTAAGCTTATGAAACCAAATATACCAAACTTACCTTATATACATGTTACTCGTAAAGGTGAAGTATATAGATTAGATGTTTATACTAAACGTAATGGGGAGATTTACCAAAAACGTAATGGTAAACCTAAATTATTGCCTATTTACATTAAGTATAAAACCGAAAATTACCCAATAGCAAAAGTATCTATTAGTATACCTGGTTATACTCGTTCTTTAAAGGTATCTAGATTGGTAGCATTAACCTATATACCTAACCCAGAGAATAAACCTTGTGTATGTCATAAGGATAATAATCCTCTGAATAATGATGTAGATAATCTTTATTGGGGTACAGTACAAGAAAACATAAGCCAAAAAGTTAGAGATGGTAGAGCTAAGAAAGGTAGTAAATTCTCGAATAGATTAAAGAATCGGGTATGTAGGTATAAATCTAGACACCCATCTAAGCCAATTCGAGAATTATCTACTCTCTTCAATATAAGCCCAAGTTCAATATATAGAATACTTAAATCTTATCTTTAAAGTTATTATAAGCATTCTCTAACTTTTGAGAGTATACATCTACCTGACCAAGACCATTGTATACTCTCGTAAAAGCTTTCCAATCTTTTGTTCGGATATATTCCAAACAGTTTCCATAGTTTTTAAAGAATTTAAACCATAAGTCTAATTGACTAGCTGGTGATTCTGACATCTTGTGTACGAATTCGAATACATCTTTACACTCGCAGTAAGAAAAATTGAAGCCCATTATTTGTCCAATTCCCCAACTGGCAGACTTCAATGCACATTCTTCGTCAATTTTTTTGGCTAATTCGAGTCTTTTGTACTCGTGTACACCTCCCAAATACTTCGATTTATCCCATTTAGGGAAGAAAATCGTAGAATATCTCTTACAAAGGTAAGCTAAATCTCTGTCAGGGAATTTCTTATGTACTTCTTTGTACATAATGTGACCCTCAAAGAGAATTTGAGGCCTACCATCAGCTAAAAACCCATCTCTACCTGCTGCTTCTACCAATTGGACAGCTTTCAATAGGGCAGGTTCTAAACCTAAGCGAATAGCAAGGTCTTTAATCATTTCATTTGTTAGTTTATCCATAACTTATCAGTTTTAATGGTTCAATTTTAGTAACAAAAGTATTGCTTATAACCCATTTTTAGGATGTTTCGAGGTTCTATTATCATATATAACTTATAAAATAATGCAATATGGGCAAGAAAAATGAATGCCAGATATGTGGCAAACCAATTAATTTAGAGGAATTCGATGAAACTAGAGAGATTCCCCAACTTATGGCAAGAAAACAAGTTTGTTTTAAATGTGCTTTTTGGTTTAATCGATTAGCTTATGATAAAGAACTTGAAAAAGAGAAGAAAATTGCCGTAATTACTCCCGATTATTCCCATTGGATAACTAGAATACCGGGAAGTATTCTAATGGTTCCTTCGGCTTTCGGGGGAATTTACCAAACTAAACTCCAACCAGTAAACACTCTGGGAGTTATTGATGAAGATCGAGAGAAGCTTTTCATTATCCGTTATAATAACATCGCTCACCAAGGCACTATACCAGAACATCTAAGAAAGCTTTTTAAAGTAAACGGAGTAATTCTATCTCCACAGGAATACAAAATGCTAGAAGATTACCGAGGCAATGCCTATGAATTTATTAAAAATATGATTGATAATGCAATAAATAAGAAATAATTTCGTATATTTGCATAAAGAAAAATTCTTAATAAATAAAGATATGAAAAAAGAAAAGAAAGAAATCAAAAAGCTTAAAGAGGGGGATGAAGTTCTCTTCACCTTATCTGGAAGACCCATCATTGAGAAAGTTACAGTGGAATCTATTGATAAAAAAGGTGGATTCGCAATGCTCAGTAACCGAGTAAAAGTTGCAAGAACCTTGGGTCCTGATGATACATACCCAAGATTGGATGGGCAAAAGGGAGAAGTTCGTCCGCTTACCGAAGAAAATGAAAGAGTATTCCTTGCATATAAGGCCTATTTCTCAATTAAGAGAAACATAGAATTACTTGATAAGGAGATGAGAAGTATGAAAGATTCGAAAGCTTTCGATATGATGATTGAATTTGATAAGAAGCTTACCAAGATTATTAACAAATACCTCAAAGAACAATGATGACTACGGTATTAGCGATAATTTACTTGGTATGTTTGCCATTCACGGTATTCTTCGTAAGGGTTTGCTTAGATTATTTACCGTACACTCATAGGGTTCATTCCCTGATATTATTTATATCGGTATGGATAGTATTACCTCTATTTCCGATTTACCTATTAACCAAGTACCTAAAACATAAGTTGCTATGAGATTCTTTTTTGATAGACACGGTGATTATGCTGGGACATCAATGCAAGGGTGGGAGATTCTTCTCCTACTCTTGTTCCCAGTTGCTCTAATAATCTTCCTCGTATTCTTACCTTTCTATGTATTTCATAAATACAGTTCTAGAGAAGAGGATAAAAAATACGAGGAAGAACATCCAGAAATACTAAAAGTAGATTCTTATATTACCTGCTGGTATCCATGGCATAGATATTCTGTTGCATATACACTGGCTCTTATATTCTGGGTAATTGCTTTTATAATTGGGATATTATCTTAATACAGGTATTAAGTTGGAGCTACCCAATAAAAATTCAAATCTAATGGATATTTTTTAGTGGGGTTAAACCTACTGGAGAGTATAGGAGTATCATTGCTAACAGAGGGAGTTGAAACTTTTGTAAGAGTATAGGAACCCAATCCAGTTGTTTTTGTTGTAAAGTATGAATTACTTGGTAAATTGTAGCTAGGACTAAAAGCATTACCATTCTTATCAAGGCAGGACCAAGACAACATTTCGAAATTTCCCGGGTACAGGTTAGCAATATAGACATTAATAGCATATCTATTTTGATTTACTATCCAATTCTTATTATCTCTGTTACCATCAGCCATAGATCCACCTTCGCCACTAATATTGGTAGTAACCTTAAAAAAAGCACTCGTGTCTACTCCATTGATGGTTATAGGATTAAAACGTATTTCCCAATATTCTTTTTCTTCGGGAGTAGTAAGGTGTAGATTTATTTTATTACCAGATTCATTTTGTGTAAGTATACAAAGCCCAGAAGTACCGTCATCTTGTGCAGTAATCTGAATACTATTGTTACTTTTGTCTTCCTCCAGAACATAGTCCGGGGTATTGATGCTAGCAGAATAACCAACTTCAATAACCCCGGACAATTTGCCATTTACATACTTACGCTTTTGAGATTGATACTGTTCCTCCTGCACTTGGTACTATAAATGACCCCTCTAATATCCAGGTAGCACCTGGTTTAGTATATACAGCTACTTTATCTCCAGTAGTACATTCTATTCGAGAACCAGGTTCTGAGTCATTGGCATAGAATGGAATCTTCATAGTAGTAGTATCAGTTGCTGAGAGACCCTGTATATACGTCTGATCTGAAGATGATGTATTCTGTGGCCTAGCTCCCCTGCCAAAGAGATAGTAGCCTGTACCTGTGGGCAATCCAGAGAGAGTGAATGTTGAAGCCCTTTGTGGCTTCTGAGTTACTGGTATGCTAAGGTTAGCATCCCCACAGGTTAAGAAGATATGCCCTGAACGGTTAGCTCCAGTTTGATTACTCGATAAAGCAGTCAGGGATAACCTGTAATGGTTCTCAAGAGTACCCTCTGAGGCAACGGATACTGAGCACCAATCGGGAGCACTACCCACATGGGGAGTTTCTGGCTTTTTAGACCCATCACTACCCTTTAAATAGGCCATCACAAGGATTTGAGCAGTATTATATTTATCACTACCTAAAGGCAATGTGTTTGAAACCATTTTTATGTATCCAGTATAGGTTACACCAGCCTCTTGAGTTACTGTGAGATTGATTTTGTTATTAGACCCATTTTGGGCAAATGTCAGAGTAGTAGACCTTGAGGACCCAGTATTTTCTGAATAGTTAATTTTTACATCTAAGTAACCATCTCCAACGGTAACTCCTCCCCAAATAGCCCAACTTACGGAGGCTGAGCTCAAAGTACAAGAGGGTGTAGAGGTTGAAACTACTTTGCCATTTACCAGTTTCCTTTTGAGGGAAGTGATACGGTAGGTTATAGTACCACCCTCTGAAGATACAGTATCTGTACCTGTATCTGTAATTGCACGTGCTAGTTTGAATAATGTTTCTTCCATATCTTTTTTTTTTGGTTTATAGAAAGAACTTTGATATTGTAATTTACCAGAGAAGAGAGGGAGGTATTTTATTCTCTGGCTTCTTTGTGTGTTATGTGGGCATGTGTGGTGTGGGATATCTAGGTATGCCCTTAATACGAGGAGTGATTTTTGTGTGGTACTAAAAATGTGTATTTGCCTTCAAGGTACCCCTTAATGCGAAGGCTTCGAAAGTTGTGGTACTAAATGGGGAGTACGGTTCCGTTAAATTTAACATTTGAAAATAAAAAGTAAGGGACAAACATTTTTATTTATCCCTTTGCTTTCTTTTAGTCCTCAAAAGTTTCGTTATCGTCTTTTAAAATTTCTTTTATATCCTTATAGCCTTGAATAACTAAATAAGCTATAATTACAAACAAGGCTATATTAATAATTAAATATTGTGTAAATACTGCCATATCTTTATAAATGATTTATTTTAAGTTAGTAGGGGAAATATTTCCCCTACTTTAATTTTGTTTTACTTCAAAGATTTTTTTACAATCTCAAGCCCTTTTATTAATATCTCTTTCTTTTTTTCTTTTGTGTTTTCGCTTGCAATCGAAGAAAAAGAAAAATCATTTGAAACATAGACTTGTTTATAAAAGTCTATAAAGCCCTCAATTAGTTTTTTATCTGCATCCGTTGCAATCGTAGAAAGAAAATTAAAAGTAACATTTCTGAACTTTTTTCTCAAAGATTTGATTTGCTTTTCGTTTGCTCCCAAAAACAGCTCTTTTTTATAAATTTCTGTTTTTGTTCCTAAAGCTGTTTTAAAAAGTCCTTGATTTTTTTCTTTCACAGACTTTAAAATGTCTAAAGCAATTAAACTATTTGCTTTGCTGTTTGCTACTGCTTTTTCTACATTCACTTTGTTAATTTGATTTTTCATAATAAAAACGCTTGAATATTTTATTATTATTATTTTATAACCTTTTTGATAGATATTCAAGACTTATTAAACTATCTAATAAGGTTTTTTATTTCTGTATTGCAAAGATAAAAACTATTTTTTAATCTACAAAATTTTTAGAAAATTATTTTCTTAAAAAGTTTTAAATAAAATCTTTCAAATATCTTTTTGTTTTTCTCACATTGCAAAGATACGGACTTTATTTTAATCTACAAACATTTTCAAGAAAATTTTTTGAGAAAATGAATATTTTTATTTTCAAAATTATTTTTGTGAAAAATCTATAAATTCAAAAATTTATTGCACCCTAAAAAGGACTTAATTTTTGCACTTAATTTTTGGGGTTCACAAGGAGAATCTTCGCACGCCTTGTAGTGGGCATATATGATATGTATATGGATATTCCTATATGGCCTATGCCTGTCCTCTAGGAAGTGTATTATATACCTGTATATTGATAAGGCCATTAATGGACTAAGGTGATAAAGAATTAAGGCCCTTAAGATATATCCCTCTATAAAACCTCTTGGTCCTAATTCTATAAGGCCATATATGGACTATGGTAAGCCTATGGGGAAAGGGGTTTCATAGATTAGCCTATAAGGGCTTACTAAGTTAGCGTAAGTAAAACCCAGATACCTTAGTTAGGCTCTGGGTTAATATATTAATCGAAGTATACCTGAAAGGTTATATACTCGATGTTGAAGGTAAAGTCGGGTTCAATTTCCTCTGGGTCAGGGATTTCGGAGGAGAATTCCATAAGGCAATCATCTGTGTTAAGGTAGATAGATATCTCCTTAGCTTTCGATTGCATTAGTTCTGGCAATATCAAATCGAATTGTGAAAGTGAATTGGCAATGTAGGATGCCCATGGATAATCCCTAGCGCAATTTACTAAGGTAAGAATGATGAGGTTTGAAATTTGATTAAGAGCTTTCATAACGTTTGTATTTAATTAGTTATTATTACAATGCAAATATAAATATAATATATTATATATGCAATAACCTCAATTGCCTTCGTAGGTTATTAATAGCCTTGAATTATATTTGCCTAAATCTCTGAGGCCATGAATGGAGATTGCCATTTACCTTCCCTACCTATAACTAATATTATATAATACATAATGGCTCTCGGTAATCTAGGTACCCCTAAATCACAAAATTGTCCTAGAATACAAAAGTTAATGCTAATATAAATACTAAGCCAATTACTTACATGGTTACTAGGAATATTGCCTAAATATTACCTATGAAAGCCCTAATTCCTATTTACCCTATTACACCCAAACCAATAAAATCCTCATAAATAATTTGCCTAATCCGATTACCTTCCCCAACCAATACATATATAATATATACTAATATAAAAACAAACAAGGTAAATAGGTAAATTGTGATGGCCATTAATGGACTACTGTACTATAGCTCTACTACACACATAGCTTCAGTACAACTATTTATAATTTGCCTCATCCCCTAATTTACCTCAGTCAATGCTATATATAATAAGCTGTATAAAGGGGCTCTTGGCAAATGAGGATTAGAGGCCATTAGGGGACGAAAAATTGTCATCACATAGGCCTTTTTGAGTTTGCCTTTAAAGTGTGTAGTAGAGCTATATGGTATAGTGGCTATATAGTGAGTTGAGTGGCTTTGTATAGTAGAGGGGTTATCACTTGCCTTGTTTGCCTAAATCCCCAAAACCCCCGGCGAGGTACCTTGATATGTATTATGGTATATTGATTATGTATGTAGTATAATAAGGGGTATATGTGTATTAGGTATTTTATTATATGTACCTTAGTTAGGATGGTAGCTTAGTTAGGCTCTATATGATTTTCTTTTTATTTTTGTGTTGGGTAGGGGAGTATTGGGTTATAGGTGGGTTAGTATAATCCTATATGTGTAGGATACTAAGATTAGTGATGAGGTGTATAGGATTAATATTAGGATTTGTGATATTATATACCTTATTTTGTTTGTTGGGTGGGTATGCTTGTGGGCTTGGTATATTTTCTCATTGCGTATTAGGATGAGGATAGTTCCTACGGATAGGATTATTCGGATTATGTGATAGATGATATTCATGGTAGTGATATTATATCGATTATGGTTATATCTGTTAGGTTTACTTTAAGGATCTCTCTTAGCTTTAGCCTTATATAGGTACTGTGTTTATGCCATGGGTTTATTTCTTGTTTGGGGTAGCGGAGGTAGGTATTAAGTTCCTCAGTTCTGTACACTACGTTCATTTCTTCGCAGAAGCCTTCGGTAGTCCCAGGTAGTGGTCCCGGGACTTCGAATGATACTAAGAATCTACCTGATGTTAGCATAGTTTATAGTTCGTTGGTTAGGATTCTTATATCGGTTATTGGGTTTTTATCCCATGAGATGAGCATATCGTCATACCAATTTGGATTATCGCATAGCTTTTTAAGTTGTTGTTGAATATAGGGTGTCATGATTTGAAGTAATAATATAAGTCCTCGATTAGTTGATCTTGTTCTTCCCATATAGTATCTGATACTACGTATTCTGATACGAAATAGTTATAGAAAGGTCCAAATAGCATGTTTAATACTATGTCCTTGAGTTCGATATTAAGTTGTTCCTCTTCTTCGGTAGAACTTGGTTTGATTGACTGAAGTTTTGCCTTATAGGATTCCGTAATGGAATCCTTTAGGGTCTGAATATATTCTGGGTTAGTTTCCCTGAGAATATTTATTTGTGATTTGAGTTCTTTACTTATCATGGGGCTTAGCGATTATGGATATGAATCCTTGTGGATATTGAGTATAGAATAATTGATAGTTCCCTGTGGGCAAGAAGACTTGCATTATGTTTGCAAGTAATGGGTAGATTTTCCATTGGTTTTCCTCTAGAAACTTGTCCCAGGCTTCTGATTCTTCGGGATAACTTCCAGAAAGTTGAATGTGATATTCCTTTTGTTCCGGAATAAATAAATTGGTTACTACCTGAATTTCGTCTGATTCCTTTTTGTATTGAGTAATAGGATACCAGATGCCTTCGGTTTTCCATTTATTAAGTTGGAACAGAGACATGCCCTGTTCCAATACGTTTAAGAGTTTATATAAGTTTACCATAGTGATTATTTATTAAGTTGTCTAATAAGTTCTGATGCAGCCAGGGAATCAAAGAGTTGGGTTTCTCTTTTGTCGGATTCCCATTTTTCGAGAGCATTATATGTTGCCGTATATTGAGATATCATGTCCTCATCTTGTTCCTCGTCCTGGATGAATTCCCGGAGATGTTTTTTGAGTCCAGTAATTATGTAATCCTGATGTTCTGGAGTTAATTGAGGAATACCAAATATGATAGCTTCTACCTGTGATGGAGAATAATCATAGTATTGGTCGTCGGCACCTTTTGTTAAATCCATGTGGGAAGTAATGTTTTCCTTTAGATTTTCGAAAAGAGCTTCCTTTGAAGTATAAGTGATGATATACCCAGAGATATAGGCAGCAAGAGGATCATTGTCTAAGTCGATTGAATAGATTGAATTAGAGTTATCCTCGTTAATGTGAATACCATCGGTGTAATCATAAGTGTAAAAAGGATGAGAAGCAAGCAGTTCTCGGATGGCATCTAAATTTTTTAATTCTTTCATAATGTCTATATTAAAAATGTTAGTAATTTGATTTCTTATGCAAATATACAAAATTATTTCTAAACTTGTTTCTATAATTACTTTTATTTTTATAAATAAAGAGGTTCTGGGAGGTGTTTTGAGTGCCTCCCAGAGGGTTTTGTTAATATTGCCCTGTCATAGTAATGATAATGAAAAGGGATTCATCATTGAAATGTACCTGGATAGTATCTCCATATGAGTTTGACATGTAATGATGATTAGGGTTAAGTTCTTTTAATGGGTGATGTTCATCCCAATGAGAATTAATGAATTCTATCACGTATTGTTCAAAAGCATCGGATTCTCTGCAGTAGGTTTCTACCTTTTCGTCATCGTCTATAGGATACTCCCGGAATTGGAGATTGAGAGTTCCCATGTATGATTCATCCGGATTTGAGATTTCGTTAACTGATTGAGCAGTGTAACCAAAAGCATCAAGAGTTCCATCAAAGTAACCCATAATGTGATTTGAGATTTCGTTAATAGTTGTCATAAGAAATAAGTTTTGTGACCCCGTTCAAGGTCGGTTAATAATTATATTTATTTTTCTCTTATGCAAATATAGAAATAATATTTTAAATATGCAATAATTAAGGGAGCCCAGATGTTAGTGTTTCTGAACTCCCTGAGGTATATTAACTGATTGGGGGATTAGTATAATTCATCGGCCAGTATTGGTTCCTTAGGCTTATTTAATTTCTCCTTAGAACGTCTGGTAGCCCAATTCTCGTAGGGTTTGTAACTAAAGGTACGAGTTGTTTCATCGTATGCAGCATATACCATTTGTTTACGGGATATTCTCCTCCCGTAAGTTTTCTTAAGATTAGCAAACCAATCTAGATACTCCTGTAAAGAGTTAAAGATTTCTTTGTGCCCGTCTAAATCATTTTTAGGACGGGTTTTCCATGTTGCTTCTATATAGCATTGGTGTAAAGTGATTGAAATAAAGTATCGGCACCAGCTACCACCAAAGATAGTGCCCGTGGAGAATTCTATCTCCCGAGCAACTAATGGACTAACGTTATACTTTGTCATGATATTGAGAAATTAAGTTGGAAAATCCAGTTGTTTCTATCGAGTTGATTGAATGATATGAACCTCCCATCGTTATCGGTAAATTCATTCATGAATTGAACTGCAGCAGATGCTAATTGCCCCTTATAGGGATTAGTATCGGCAGTTATTATTGATTCGAAAATGAAAGAATAATAGGTAGTATCATAAATTTGTACCTGGTTTATATCCAAGCAATTGAGTTTGTAATCCTCTTCCAGTTGAATGAGAAGTCCCATTAGAAGATTTAAGAGATGACCCTGTTCATCAGAGTCAAGTTCAAATGTAGATTTCTTTTCTAAGAAATTGCGAACTACCTTATTTAGTTCGTCTGCCTGATTGTAAGTTACTGAGTTCGTTTTCATATTTTTGTCTATTTTAAAATTGATATGCAAATATAAACATTTTTATTTTTATAGAAAAATATATCTAATTTATTTTTAGGGAGGCTGAGGATATGTACACGCTATGAAAGGCAGTGGATTAGGCTGCCTTTCAATTATTAAGGTAATTGGGGAGTTAGCAAGTATAAAGCCTCTTTTATTATTGAATTCTCCATAGGTTCTAAAGAGGGTTCCTTGTACATTAGTCCACCTTTCTTCTTTTCGTTTTCAAATACTTCATGTATGGCTTGCTTTAGTTTAGTAGCTAATACCTCTGATAACTCCTGAGATTTAAGAGAGGTAAGTAACCCATTTCGTATTTCCCTAATATCCTGGTCATTTTCAGTAATGGGTTTTGCTTCTACTAATTCTTGTATACCCGAGGAATATTCATCTAACCGTTCATATCCCAAATGATGTAGGTCATTAATGAAGATACTGAATTCATCGTAAGTAAGTCTAGTATCAAAACCTACCCCATGGTATAGTTGTACTAAAGGTGTAAGAATTCTCCTCAATGTATTGAAATCCTTTAGGTGGTCTAATTTTATTCCTGATTCGAGAGGTATTTTATATACCTTTTCACCCTTCAGTACCACTAGCAGAACCATTAGTCTTGGTGGTAATCTTTTCTCGTTCATAAGCAAGTTTTTGTATTATGAGTTGTACATAGGTATTTCTCTCTTTATAGATAAACATTACCGATAGAAGTATCTCATGTTTCGGTAATATCATCTGTATGAAATTGCCTGGAGCAATCACTGTAGCTACTACTGGAGAATCTTCCTGAGAGAAATTGTCCAGTATCATCTCTGCCCTCTTAATGGGTTCTGGTTTTGTTGGGTCCAAAGTTAGGACTGGAGCAGTTATACATTCCTTGATGCCCCGTGTTAAGGCATTATATAACCATTCATCTTTTATATCCTCTACTTGGAGGTTTTTCATTGTAATCATATCCTAAACCTATTTAAAGTCCATACACCCAGGATATTAGAGAATACCCATAGTTCCCAGTTTTTATAAAAGTTATAGGGTTTACTGAACTGGGATGTTTGAAATATTATCTGGCTTGGTGTTCTAGATAACATTTCTGCATGGCAAGTTAATACTCCAGAGGATAATTGAACTTTAAAAGCTTTAATTACATCCTCATCATTTTTAGTCTCTACTGAGGTAAGTAATTTAATAAATTCTACCTCTACACCTTCCGACATTTTAACCTTTCGGAAAGCAAATTTCTCTTTATTCTCCATTTTGTTGATATTTAGATAAGAACTCTTGAGCTAGTTCATCTTGAGTTCTTTCGATTATATTCTTTACGATTGTTTTATTTTCTACTCTAGCCCACATATATAGCATGCCCAATTGAGCATCCATATAGCAATCTATAAGAGATGGGTCCTTTCTAAATACATCCCATTGTTTTACGAAATTCATTCGAACCAAATCCCTATAACCCTGGTCTGATATATCTTCTTGGTCTATATAAGCAGATACCCTTTTTCTTACTTCTAAAAGAATTTTCTCTAAGCTTTCTGGTAATCTAAAATTTTCGGGTAAACTATGATATACCAAATTATTCGGTATTAATTCCTCAAAAGTAAACTGATTATCGAATAGTTTCTTTGGGTATCTACCTGAAAATATCAAGGGTATCTTATACCTTAGCAACGATGGTACTACGTCGTATATAGCATAATGTTTCCGATATTCCTGATAGACATCGAAATATAGATTCTCATCGAATATACCAGATTTCCTCATTATTGCCTGTAAAGTATTATAAGAAGCATTGATATGAGTATTACTCAATTTGAATACTAAGTTGCCATTTTTAATAGCAATGAGTTCACTACAGCATCTCTTTCGTTTAAATAAGTTCATGTGATTAAAATGTAAAGTCAATGTATATTTTCCTTGTTCCCTTGAGAAATTTTTCGTGATTTGAGTCATCATACTTATGGCAAGCATAAGTCTTAGATGATTTATCATAATGGTCTCTTACCCATACTGGAGCAGTATCAGTTGGTTTTAATTTAAAGTATGTACCCTGATTAACCTTGTTAACCCGAGTCTCTTTGTAAGATGTCTTTGGTAGTTCCATATTTTTGTCTATTTTAAAATTGATATGCAAATATAATTCTTTCTTTTTAAATATGCAATATCCGGATATAACTATGGGAGCTTACTATTTCGGAGGAATTGAGATGCAAATGAGCCATCCTCTTTTTCTTCTTTCTCAAAGTCTTCATATTGATATAACTCTGGGTCTTCTTCGTCTGGGTCTATACGCATTTCGATTTCTCTACGTAGTTCATGATGTTCTTTAGAGAATGAAGACATAGCTCCCTTATAATCATCAGTAATTTGCATTAGCTCTGCTTTATTAAGGTTAAGACCCTCTTTACTGGTATCTACTCCTTCTTGTTTAGTAGCAACTACTTCGGGTAATGACTTAATGTCATACCTATCCTCCAATAGTTTAGCCTCTTCTGGTTTATCCAATACCCTTTGTGATTCAAATACGATTTGACGGGCCTCTTCAACAGTAATTGCATTTTGCTGTGTTACGTTGTTCTGTTGATTGAATTGGGCAAAGATATTTGTAGTACTTCCTCCAGTGAGATTACGTACTATTGATTGCAGAGATGTAGAGGATTCAAGCTTTAATTTAAGGGCCTTTCCCAGCTCGGCAGATATAAACGGTACGTATTTCCCTCCCTGAGATTCTCTTAGGATATTAACCTGATGGGCTATTTCCATACGGTCTTCTAATGCCCATGCTAGTTGTTCTCCCATTAACGCTTGAAGTAAATCTTCTGCTTTTTCTTTATCCCATATTCTAGAGCTTAATAGCCTATCTCTCATAAATACCCGTATGTAGTTAATATCTATACCCATACGGTATGAGAATGTATTGATATCATAGGTGATACCACATAATACACCATTACCCATCAGCCATTGATTAATAATGTAGTTGTGTATCTTTATCAGAAGTTCATCATTTGGGTTCTTCTGATATTCTAATGCCATTGCAGTAGTCCCCATAGGTCTTGGGAATCTTACCATTTTATTTTCCTTTTCTGACATACAAATGAGATTTTCTGATATCGGAACTTTCATCATAACCCATATACTCTAAATCGAACCTTACATACAGATTCAAAGATAGGTTATAGAAATATCCCTTATATTTTTTCTTACTTACTGATAAATTAAAAGGTTCACCAGAGATTAGGTCCCTGGTGAATACTAAATTACCTTTCCCAGTGATGGGAATATTAAGGCAAAGCTTATAATCCCCTACCTTAAATTTATTCCCATGCAGGTCTGTGATTTCCCTTGCCATAGTTTGCCTTTTTATGGTTCGTAGGTTTTTTGTCTTGTTTACTACGGTTATGGGTTATCCCCTTTTGCTCTTCGATTAATTTCTGAACCTTTGGGAATAACCTTTGCCTTAAAGGAACTACCTGAGTAGCGAAAAAGGCATTCCATAATTTCTGGGTTAATGGTTCTCCTATTTTAAGTTCTGAGATTGCCCAGAATTTAGTTTCGAAATTCTTAACTATTTCCCTAAATCGGTAGTAGTATATATTGCCAGTCTTTTTATCTATCCCAATTGTGGTAGTTTGGCAATAATCTAGAAATTCTTTACCTAATTCGGATATAAACTCTTCCCTTTTAAAGTCATAATTCTCTTGGTCGAGTTTAAATAATTTTACGTAATCGATTGCTTCCATATAGATTTAGTTTGTGATTATTAAACGAGGTATACTTTCATCTGTAATCTGAAATAAGTACCCTCTTACATCATCCTCATAATAAGAGGACCAATATGTTCTTCTAACTCGGAAATTATCAAGGATTGCCCCTTTGGGTACCCCAGTAATAAATAAGCAATGCTTAGGCATCATTGGAGTAATCTCAAATTTCCCATCCTTGAAATTACCATAGGTACCGTAGTCGGGCATATTACCCGTAAATCCAGTATTCTGTAATATGTCTTGAACCAGAGTAGTTTGGGGTATTTCCTTTTGGTTACATTCTATGGTTAACTTAGATTTGCCTATATATAGGTCTTTAACTATTTTTCTAAACATTTGTATACGATTATATGAGTAATACCATTTTTCTTGAAGTAAAGGTTATTCTGTGAACGTTCCTCTAACTTCTTTAATTCTCTTCGAGATTCAGTACAAATTCTATCAGATTTCCTTAATATATCTGATACATTACCCCAGATTGGTGCCATTGGTTCTACTGGCCCTGCATAGATAACCTTATGTTTAGTTTCTATTTGGGGATATTTAGATTTATACTGATTGCCTTTGCAATAAAGTACGTTATACTTTTCTGGTTCGTTTCTTTTTTCGTTTTCCATTTTTGTTAGGATTAATGTAATCGGATATTTCATCAAGTTGCCCTAAAAGCAATGCCTGAATGAAAAGGTTTATAGGCCTGAAAAAGAAATTCCTTACGTTATCAGTATTTATATACCAATCGTAAACGATAAAGAACTTCTTAATTTTAGAGTGCTTAAGTGAATGTTGGATTAGATAGGACTTACAACATCGTTTATGTAATTCTACCAATTCTTTGTCCTGCTTAAGCATCTCTTTATCAGAGAAGATAGTGTAATCCATTTTGTATGAATTAGAGTGCCCGGGTAATTTATTCCGGGCACTGGGTTAATAAAGGTTTATGCAACTTGTTCTGGTTTGAGGACCTTCTTTTTAAAGTCCTCATAGGATTTAGCCGCAGCCTTGAATTCCTTAGAGTTTGTATCTTTGATACGAGCCATTGCAAGTTCCAATCGATGGAGTTCGTTTCGAGTTTGTTGTCTCCATTTCTTCCGAGCAAGTGTATCAACTACATCGGCAGGGTATACGTATTTAACTTCCCGATTAGAAATTACCTGTTCGATGATGGAGGGTTTTTGTTGTTCCTTAACTTCCTTGACAACCCGTTCCTTTTTGGAAGTTTTGGTTTTAGGAGAGAGTTCTACCAATTTAGCATTGGCAAAATTAGTGGCAGCTTCTTGAGCATCTTGTACCAATTCCTTTTTAGTCTTTTTGGCCTTAGGAGCAGAAGCCTTAGCAGTCTTAGAATTTTTAATTCCTTCAAGTTGTTCGGCAACCTTAGTTGCAACCAGGTTAGTAACCTTTGATTCATTCTTTTTCATAACGTCTATATTTAAAATGTTAATAAAATAAAGTTTATTTCTTTTCTCTATGCAAATATAAGAATAATATATTTAATACAAAAATATTTCTATATTATTTTTCTATTTGCCCAGGTTAATCGGCTAGGAAGTCGAAGATTTCTGGAGGATAGTTAATTTCGTCCTCTGGGTCATTTAAGTAATCTTCGTAATCCTCATTATATTTATCGTAGAGGTTATCTTGTGATGTATTGGGTACCCTTGTACATCTTTCAGGATGTTTATTTACGAAGTCATAAGCTTCTTGAGTAGTCATTACCTTGTCTGAGATAAATTCGTAGGTTACATAAGAATAAGTTTCACCCAATCTAGAAACTTCATATTGCTGGTATCCAGATTTCTCAATCTTATAGATTTGATTTTCTGGAATCGTTTCTATTTCTACCCTATATTTATACCATTGCTTCTTTTTCTCTTCCCTTGGTTTAATTCCCAGGCTATCTGAAAGATAATGTAACCTGGTCAAGGGACTTTCTAAACGAGAAGGAGCAATGCTCACTTCCTCTATGGGGGCATTATTCTTACTCCCTAAGTAAAGTAGCATTGCTCCTATGGCAATTAATAAACCCTTAGTTATTTTAGTTCCGGAGTTCATACCCAGTAGTTTTAAACTTATCTTTGATATTCTTTGCCAAGTATTTACCTTTTGATTCTGCTTGGTGTAATTCATTGCAAACCTCGTAAGGTACCTTATCATATCGATATACCCTATTTCCCTTAAAAGCAACCCAAAGTTGTTTTTTCTTTGAGTCATAACCAAAGCCCTCAATATTAGAGGATTCGCAAGGAATCATTTCGACTCCGGTGTTCATTTCTACTGATTCTAAGTATTCGTTCTTTTCCATGTCTATATTAAAATTTTAAAAGTGTTAGTTCTGGGTGGAATTTGAGATTTGCCCTTTGGAAGATTGCCCAGGTACCAAGTACTCCTTGAGAATTGTTATGTACCCATTCATCCTCCATCCTGAATAATATATGGGAGCATACCAGCATTTGGTATTCACTTAACATATTAATCAACTGAGGAGTATTCTCAATCTCTACGTATAATTCAAGATGTTCATCTAATGCCCGTATAATCTCGTCATCTTCAATCTGAAGGAATTTTTTGATTAAGTCTTGGGCAATGTCATTCCCATTTTTAACATCCTCTTTGATTGAGTTGAGTGATTCAATCTGAATACCAGCAATGAACTTTACGATGTCTTTTGTTTCCTTGTCCATAATTAAATTTTCTTTATGCAAATATACTAAAATTATTTTATATAAAATACTCTTTTAATAAATACGGAGGTAAGTGTTAGCGGTTCTTGATTTCTTCCATCTTTTCCTTTATGGAGTCTGGGAATATAGCATCGTTTACCCATCTTAGGAAGAATTTAGAAGGCTTCTTTTCGGGACTTAGAAGCAATTGTCTCTGTTCAGTAGAGAACTTAATCCTTTCGGATTCTAACATATACTTGGGAAGTTTAGTGAATTCTGCCTGAGAGAAGGAGATTACGTTTTTACCAACTTGGGCCCTTAATGGTTTCTTCCTTTCCTTATAGAGATATGGGATAATCTTTTTCGAGGGTCCCCCAAGAATGCTAAAACCAAAGATTACCATTGGGTCAAATTTATCTGCTTTTGGGTCCTTAGCCCGTTTGATACATCTTGCCATCCAAGAAAATGAATTGGGATATTGCTTATTGTCTGTTGCTTCTCCCACATCTTTTTTATTAAACTCAAATCCAGGAAAGTGAAATAGAAAATCTTCAGTAAGGATAAATACAAATCCCAATCCCCTAAGATATTTAATGATATCTTGTTGGCTTTTACCCTCTTCAATCATTTTCTCTACATCTGCAAGAATGTCCTCCCTTGGTGATTCCAATTCCTTAGTTGTAGACCCTGCAGGTCTTCCTCTGCCAACATTAGGTGCCTTAGCAGGCAATGTACCAGATAACCTATCTAAGTATTCTTTGAAGTTATCAATATCTTGTTTATTAGTAAGAGTTACTTCTACTCTTATGGGACCGTTATGCTGTACCTTTGGACCTGAATTCATCTCGGTATATGCATCTACCAACCTATCGGATAATGGGGTACCATTCTCTGATAGTGTAGTGATTCTAAGTTTTGGTTTATATACTTCTTGTTCCATTTTCGACTTAATTAGAAAATAAAAGGCCTGAACAATTTTTATATTGCCAGGCCTTCTACCATTATTAACGAATACTCAAAAATATGATAAGTAAAAGTAAAAAGTGCTCTTATTAATCTTCTTCTTTAGCGGCCTTCTTTTTCTTCTTGTCTTTGGCCTTCTTATCTTTCTTATCGGAAGACGGTTTCTCTTTTACCTTTTCTTCCTTCTTTTTCTTAGTTTCCTTTTCCTCCTTAGGAGCCTTACCTGAAGCAAGTTTTCTTTGCTCCATACGGTATTTTTTCTTCTCAGCCGAAGTCATTTCTCTGCCATCGATGAGAGGATAATCGTATTTGGTAGCTGTTCTACCACCATTTCCTTTCTTTTCCTTTTTCTCTTTGGCAGACTTCTTCTCATCTTTTTCCTTCTTCTCTTTTTCCTTGAGTTTTACCAATTTCTTGTTGTTCTCTTGGTCAGCTTCAGGATAGGCAGCAGCAACTTTGTCTCTTTCCTTATTGAGCTTGTTTACAAGTTCGGTAACCTTTTTACCATGTTTCTTGTCTTTGGTCCAATCCTTAGTAGGGTCCAACTTGTTCTCTTTAAGGTAAGCATCCAAAGCTTTCTTAGCCTTTGTGAGTTCCGGAGTCTTGGATTCCGATTTACTCTTCTTTTCGTCTTTCTTAGCCATTTTCATTTATATTAGGTGAATAATTGAATTTCCTATTTACATAATACCATAGTTATACCTTCCTAATTTGGGTTGGGATTTCTTTAATTTCTAGGATTTCTAAACTGCATTGTTTTAAAACTGCCTCGAGTTGAAGTATATCTTCTACCTCTTTCTGAGATAAGTCCGTAAAAGTTTGTTCAAAAGTTTCTTTCTGTTCCCCCCTTATAAAATTAAATTGGGCAACAATATAAGTCCCATGAAGTTTTTTATTCAGGGCTCCTTTAAGAGATATGAGTTTTCTTTTCAGATAATTACTCTTCAACCTATGGGATTGGTATTCGCCTTTCTTACCCTTACTAAGAGCTACCTTTTTAAGGTACGAAACATAATCTAATTCTCTGAGAGTTTGATTAATGTTTCCCACTAATAATCTTAAGTCTTTTTCCATTTGGGTCTTTGCATTACTTGGTTAGATACTTCCTGAGTTTCTTCTGATAGCATTTCTCTTGCCTCATTTATTATATTGATGGCAAGTTCCCTTTCATCTGATCCCAGGTTTAATTCTTTATCGTCTAGTGCATCAGTATAAGTATTTATTAAATTATCTAATGCAAGTATTCGAATATTCTTTCGAATTGCTAATTTCTCTTCTTCCATGGGTATAAAAAATTAAAGCCCACTACCTTCACAGGCAATGAGCTTTTGGCTGAACAACGTCCTAAGTGTAGATGTTATTCATATGAACTTAAACTCTAAATTTATATAGCAGACATATGGGATAGTAGTTAGTAAGTTAGAGTTTAATCTTCTGATTCTTCCTCTTCTTCTTCCTTAGCCTTTTTGTTTTTCGGAGAACAAATAACGCCATGTCCTTTCTTAGACTTAACGGTAAGAGTTCCCGGAACGAATGAAACTGAAGTTGATACCGGTTTGCCATCCGTAACCAATACAGAAGTAACCACTACACCCTGATAGCCTTCCTTGTTCTTAACGGCATAACCAAAGTTCATTACCTTGGATTTGTCGTTAATGGCAATAACATCGATTTGCTTGCTGTTAGGGCGTTGTTCAGCCGGCCGATTCTTAAGTGCCTCTTGACGAGCCTTGCGTTTAGCTTCTTTTTCGGGGTCTTTTTCTTTATCCCCTTTCTTCTTGGAGTCTGATTTCTTTGTTGCCATAATTTTTAATGTTTTATAAGTTAATGGTTATTATAAGTAAACTTCTACGTTTATTAATAGTTGATAGTAAAGGTAGGGAAATTTCCCTACCTTCTTTTAAATCTTGAATACGGTTACCAGATTACTTTTTCCCTTTCTTGCCTTTACCTTTGGCTTCTTTCTTTGCCGGCAATTTGAGACCGAGTTCTTTAGCGATTGCTTTACGGAGTTTTTCGATGTCGTCTTCATCATAATCGTCTGGGTCAGTTTCAAGGTCTTTGTCGTCGCAGACATCCTCAAGTTCTTCGAAGTCCATTTCGGCAAGTTCTTCACCGGTCAGTTCTTCCTCTTCTTCTTCCTCTTCGGAATCATCATCATCATCATCATCTTCCTCATCGTCATCATCCGATTCCTCTTCTTCTTCCTCTTCTGAATCATCATCATCATCGTCTGATTCTTCCTCTTCTTCTTCTTCCTCGTCATCGGATTCAGAACCAAAAAGGTCTTCGGCTTCTTCGGCAGAAAGCATAATAGGAGCAGGGATAATCTTTACTGAGCCGTCTTCGTACTTAATGATGATTGCACCATTGATTTCTGTTCTGGAAACTTCTTTCAGTTCCACTTCTTTTTTCTTCTTAGCCATTTTCGTAATGTTTAAGTTGGTTAATAATTTATTTATATCACTCTGTTATAAGTTTCTTTACCAGTATGGATTTCTGAGTATACCCAGATTTTAATAATTCCTCCTGAGCAATATTGAATTGTTTTATCTCATCTAGAGTTGTCTTTAATTCTAATTGAGATTCAATTGTTATTGCCTGAGAGGCAAGTTCCTTGTCACCTTGATAAGTGACTATCTTAAACTTCTTACCTGCAAATGGGTTTGCTGGTTGATGTGCTGTGATTTTAAAACCTTCGTTATTATTCATTGCTATATTTAATTTTAGTTATCCCAGGAATACCCACCTTCCCAAATACTTCGGTATAGGATTTGTATTTCCCTTTTATCATTGTTTTATAGTTATCGGATAATCGAATTGGGTAGACCCATATTTTATTTTCTATCATCCTATTTGTCATTATATAAGCATAAGACCTTCTAAGTTTAATACTCTCTAATGGAACAAACCCTTGAAATAATAAAGACTTCTTAATAAACCTTTCTTTAGGCAAATACCCTAAAAATTTAAGTGATGCCTCATCGAATATTTCGAGCATATCCCTTTGTGCTTTGATAAATAGTACCTTTTGTATTGGGATGTTCATCTTCTTTCTTAAATATAAAGCCAATGAACTTACCAATGGAGGGTACTGCAAGAATAACAGATTGAATTTATTTTTCTCCTCTTGACTCAGCCTGTTGTAAATCCTGTAGGATAGCAAGATTGATTTGTAATCTCTTTTGCCTTGTATACTTGGGAGATATGCCTTGCCGTTGTCCATAGAGTTTGATTGAGTACCTTTCATTGAATTCCTTTTTTCCTTTAGACTTAAAGACTCGGTGCATTTGTACCATAAATCTTCTTCGTCGGTGTTTATCTATGTGATATTCATCGGGCATTATGAACTTCCTTGCTTTTACGAATTTACCCTTAAACCAGAATTTAGTACTACCCTTTTTAAGAAGTTTACCATTCATATCGGATAATTCTCTAATGCCTTGTTTTATAAGTTTCCTCCCAGATATTATATGGATATACTGAAGAACATCTACACCATAAAGATAAACTAAGGTAACCTTTACTTGATGTCTAGTAAAGTATGGTATACCGGTTAGATGTTTCCTATATAATTTTTTTTCAGTAACAATCTTATTGGTGGTATCTGGTCTCCAAGTCCATATATAATATCTATCTGGTCGTATGGGTCCATTGTTACTTTCCTTTAGCTTTACCATTTATATTCCTCTTTGCCATTCTATACCAAAGATTGATAGATTTCTCATTTGCTTCGGGGAATTTCTTTTTCATTCTCCGAATAACTCTATCAAGTTCAAAACCTTTTGCAGTTAATTCGAATACATAAGATTTCTTTGTACCCTTGATAAGATTAAATTCATCCCTCTCTCTTGGTGGTTTCTTTTCTCGAGGTTTCTTTATTCCGGGAACTCGTTTTGTTCTCCTTTGCCCATTTTCCCCCTCTTCTCCGAGAAACCCAAGCCTTAATCTGGAATTTCTTAATGGGTCATCTTTCGAATACCCAATATTTTCTAATTGCTTATCCATCCAATCGTCATATTTATCAATTAACGATTTATCGGGCTTCTCTTCTGATACATTGATATAATGTAATAAGTCAAATACCCCAGCAGAACAAGCATCAGGGAAAGGCATCCCTAATATTATTGCCTTTCTCTTTAAATCCTTATAAGTCATGTTTCTCCCAGAAGCACCAAGGAAATTTGATTTCTCCTTGGATGGAGCTTTCATGTCTTTTCTACTCTTTTTTGCCATATCATTAATATTTTAAAGTATTCATTTATTTTCTTTGCAAATATAAGAATAAATAATTTAATCTTATCTTATTTCTCTATTTATTTTTATAAAAATCCGAGGTTTTTGCTCGGTTCGCAGCAGTGGATTTAGGTTTTTTAGGCTTTCTCTTGATATGTGTGTTATAAGCCATATCCAATTTCTTAATATTGAATTCTATGTTGTTCACTTGATTATAGTTTACTGCTCTTTCCACACAGCAACGGTACTCTGGCCAGAATTTTTGTCCAAGCTTAACAGATTCGGTTTTAATCATGAACTTAGATACCATAAAACCAAAGGTATCAGCATCATCTTTAGTTTTAAATACATACATGTAGAATCTACTAAATTCATCTACTACTTCATCCAAAGGTCTTACTGGTAATAATAGATAACCATCGGTATATAGGTCCTCAGATATTAAAGCTACCCAATACTTTTTCTTTCCTGGTTTTACTTTATACCTAAACCTTTCCTTGAGTTTAGTGTGCATCCAATCCGGTACTCTATTAAGAAGATACTTGATATATATCTTATCCTTCTTATTCGACCGCCTTTTAAATGCAGATGGCTGTTGTAGCATCCTTGGAAGTATTCTAAAGTTATTCCACCTATCAAATTCAAGAATTAATCTTAGAGTATCTATGTCCCATTCATCATCAGACTCCTTTAACCTCTTCATGTTTCTCTCTATATTTTTAGAGTTTACCTTTGGGAGTAATTGAGCCGAGTCTCCTGTGAATAAGCTTGCTTCTTTTCTTTTTAATCGTTTCTCTAAACATCCCTCCATATAATCTTGGAAATTCCTCTCACAGGGGCAATCTGGTCGAAAAATAGAAGTGTGTTTCTCAAAAAAATCCGAGAATAGCCTAAAGAATTTCTCTGACCGTTCCCGGATTTCAAGATACTTGTAATGAGATAACTTTAAAATTTCACCAGCTTCCCATGAAGATTTACTTTCTGATAGTTGAAGGAATAATGATTGTTGTTCTTTATCAATTAAACAACTCCAGGCTTTTTGTTGAGCTTCGTTCATAATATTAAATTCTCCTATATCTCATTATACTATCAATTGCTTCATTGGTTATCTGATTAGGGTCATATTCTCCCTGATTAGCATAAAGCCTATCTGGGTCATGGTTCAAATAAACACTGTAGATAACATTGTCAAAAGGTAGCCATACTTCCATTCTTCCCATTTCAGGGTATATAAGAACTTTTACTCTTTTACAAAGATGGTCAACCTCTAATACTGTAGCATCTACTCCCTCATAAGGATAACCCCGTAATACTAAGTAATCTCCAGGCTTTACATTGACTAAATCATCTACTGAAAACTTCTTATTCTCTCTAGCAATACGTTTAAATCGCCTTACTTCTTTTCTACTACAAGTAGCCACTAAAGAGAAATCATCAAAGTCTTCTGCATTGTCAATCCTTACCTTTTTCTTTCTTGGGTGCATTGTCTCGGTATTACGTAACCAAGTTCTGATACCAGATATATTCCTACGTAACTTATTAAGAAAGGGCCTTGAGAATGCTAATTTAGTGGGCATTCTCATAAAACCATAATTGAATAATACTGGTACTTCTTCAAATATCATCTTACCCTTTGTGGTTTTTCTTAATACGTTTACCATAGGAATAATTGCCTTGATTTGGTCATACCCCTTTTCTTTGAGTTCTTTATTGATTTTATCACAGTACTTCCTTTCAAGGTAAAATATACAATATGAGTATGGGGTATGCTTCTTCATAGGTTACCGGTTTTTAAGAATTAACTTAGCTTGTTTATGTACTAACTTATAGTTTACATTCTTCAATATATCACTAGCCATGAATACATAAAGAATCTCATCTATCTTTGGTACATCAATTACCATAATATTGGCTTTATCGAATAGGGGTTTATAGAATACGGAAGATAAATCCTTTCCAACTACAAAGAAAAATTCTTCTGATGGCATTGAATTATATCTCATACAGAGTATAGGAACTTTATTTGCTCTTTTTGCATCCTTAGAAGCTTGTTCCCAGAATTTTAATATATCACAACCCTTATTACCTAAAAGAATATGTTCAAACTTAATCTCTTTATAATTCTTACACTCAACGGATATTTTACACCGATGGGCATGTCTTTCATCTTGACACATTATATCTGAAGCTAAATCTCTACTCTGGTGGTTTGCCCCAGAATAGGGAGTTCTTCCGAACTTGTAAGAAGTCCATTGGGTAAACCATTTTGAAATCTTTAGCTCAAATCGATTCCCCTTCTTTTTGCTATTTGCCATAATTACTGTCTTGTTATATTAATTATTATAACATTATAGTAATTGGTACCTACTCAGACCTTGTGCCTTTTCCACTTGCAAGATTTTGGTATTACCGAGAGGAAGTGAATCTAAGTGGGTTATCAAGAATAAAGTTTTCTCTTTGAATATGTGACGTATTAATGAGGTAACTACTTCTATGTTATCTGAACTTAATGATTCAAATACTTCATCAAGGAATGCTAAGTTAATCCCCTTAGAGGCAGTAAGAGCTTCATTCATTGCGAATGCCATTGCTACACAAACCAATTGTTTCTCGCCGCCTGATAGTTCATCGTAATCTATAATCATCCCATCTCTTTCAATAAGAGTAACAAATTCTTTTCTAGCAGTGCCCAAATCTATATTAAATTCAATCCTAAATCCCAATACCTCTGAATATTTATCGAGGCATTTATTTAAGAACTCGAGTGATGAATCGAATAAGTATGCCTTAATCCCATTATTACCCAATGGGTCATTAATTAACCAGTTATAATTCTCTAACTCTAATTCCTTATTATGAAAGTCCTCATCAACCTTTCGTAAGTTTTTCCTAATCTCTTTAAGTTTTCGTTTATACTTAGGAGACATTACTTTTAGTTTCTCTTGTTTGAGCTTTTCCAAATCCTCATCAATAGAGGCAATGTCAGAAGCAATATCATCACAGTCGGATTTTAATTTCTTATACCTTTCGTCTACATCGTTTAATTTCTCTAACCTATCTAGAGCCTCTTGATATTCTTTATCATATTTATCAAGGTCAGAAAATGCCTTATATATTGATTTAGCATCACGCAATGCACGTTTGTAGTGACCAGCTTCTAACTGTATTATTAACTCTTTAATTACCCTTTTGAGAGGTACATTCGATAGATTCTTAGCATCTTTTATCTTACCCCTCAAATCAAGGATTAGTTCATTTTGTTTTTTAATCTTTATCTGAAGCGAAGCATCTACTTCATCCTTGATTTGTTTTTGTTTTTCAATTAGTAGCTTAGTTAGCTTTTCTCTATCTTGCTTTAACTCTCTTCTTTCTTCTTTGATTTTTTGCTTGAAGGATTTTTCTCTATCTCTCATATCGAAGTAAGCTTCCTTGTTAGCCTCTAATTCTTTCTTAAGCATTTGAGACTCATGCTCTACCTCGTTTATTTGAGATATCAAGTTATTTTTATCCTGCAAGGCAATGCCTTTAGCAAGGTTTAAGAACTCTAAATCAAATACTTCTTCGAATATCTTTTTCTTATCAGAATTAGACTCTTGTATAAGTCTCTTAATGCCCTGACCAAACATGATGGAATTCATAAACAGAGTATATGATAAGCCTATTTCCCTATTTATGGCATCTTGTATCTTATTCTTACCCTTTATATCGATTACATCTCCATCCTTGATAAAAATGAGTCGGTCTTTGCCCTTTGCTCCATCCTCAAGTACTTCTTCATATTTCTGACATCGTATTATCTTATAGGTATGAGAGTCTTTCTGAAAGTATACTTGGACCTTAGTACCCTTATAATCTTTCGGTCTTACTTGTTTCCAAGTATTTACTTCGGAAACACCCTTTAAGTTTTTACCATATATTGCCCATACCAAAGCCGATAGTATAGTTGATTTGCCTTTCCCATTTGGTGCCTTGATAAGTATGGTACAAGTTGGGTTTAATTGTAGATGTAAGGATTCTATTGAACAAAATCCTTCTGCCTCTAAGTTTAAGAACGTTAACATGACTCAGCCTTTTTAAGTGTTTCAATTAATAGATTAGTTTTAACCTCATCATTGATACCTTTCTCTTTTAAGTACCTCTTTGCTAGTGACTTCTTAGAAAGTTGCTTAGTAATCTTATGTTTGTTATTAACGGGAGTACTAGTTTTCTTGGGAATCACAGTATAATAATTGCCATCATCTTTAATATCTTCCTCAGATTCTACATCAATGAATTTCGGGAATTCCCTTAAAGGTACAAACTTCAGAGATAAATCCTCATAGATTTTCCAATACCCCAATTCACAGTCCCTATCAGTTCTTCTCTGATGATTGGGAGCTCCTATCATATAAACCTTTTTTGATAATCTCTGGGGTTTATGTATATGCCCACATAATACTAAATCGAACTTATTGAGAAGGTTAACATTAAGATTCTCTACAGAATCTATTTCCCTACCATCGGTGTCCTTTGCTCCTGGATAATCCGTGTGTAGTAAAAGTATATTCTTAAGACTCTTATCTAATTCAATATTCTTTAAATATTCACTTAGACCGACATTATTATCAATATAAGGTACACCATATACTTTTATATCCTTATGATTAGAAGATAAGATAGCAGACCCATAATCTAATATATAAATCCCATACCTTTCTACTCTATAAAGCCAGCTATAGGGAGGTGTACCAGCTTTACTTACCTTCTTGATGTCATGATTCCCTGAAATAGCGTATACCCATAGAGGGTCATAATCATTGTACTTATTAAATTCTTTATAGCATATCTCATCAAGTTCTTGGTCCATATTCTCAGGCTTATGAAATAAGTCCCCACAGAATAAAGCTGGGCAATTATACTTCCTACATTGTTTTTGTATAATCGACAAAACCCTGAAACTATTCAGGGTCCTGTGATTATTCTCATTGAACTTAGCCCAGAGATTAATATGCAAATCTGAAAAGGCTATTGCTATTACTTCTTTCCCCATATCCTATCTAAATGGTAATTGATTTGTTCCGTTCTCATACCTAAATCGAGCTCGGATATACAAATAGTGGGTATTTCCCAATCTGCAAGAAGTTCTCCCATCAACGATGATATCTGAATCTGAAAGAATCTATTCGTAATTCTCTTCTTATTATCTTCCATTGCCCAATCAGAATAATTACAAAGGTTTAGAGGAAGGAAGATTGCTAAATCACATTGGTCTTCCATTGATGCTTTACAACAACCTATAAAGTGTTCTAATTCGCATTCCGGAATAGTTCTAGATTGTTTATACCAAAAATATGCAGCCAGGTCAGCATAACTCCTATCTGTAACAAATTCCTCTTTACCTCTAAAGAGTCTGTTTCTTAAACTAAGGAGTTGATAATCTGCCGTTTGCATTGCCTGAGAACCGAGTGATAATACCTCATTATGAGATAAATCTTTCATAGCCGGTAATAAATCCGACATACTACCTGATACAAAAGGTATGTTTTGTGATTTAGCCACGTATTGTGCTAAAGTGGTTTTACCTATCCCAGAGGGACCTACAAACATTATTCTTTTAGTCATGGTGTAATGCTTTAAATGGTTTTATAAATTCATTTGTCAAGAAAGATGCTAAAGAGTATTCGATACATACTTTCTTGAATTTCTCGTATTTAAACTCCCTTTTTGTTTTTAAGGGCAATTCCTTCAAAGGGTTATGTCTTACAAACCAGAAAAGGTCAATCAATTGCTCATTTCTTTTCCAAATCTGAAGGTATTCCTTATTTTTACTGTGAGCAATGAATTTTTCAATCCTACCCTCATCAAGGATTTTCCTTGCTTTTACTGGACCTATACCCGGGAACCCTGGGATATCATCAGAAGTATCCCCAACCATAGCAAGGTATTCTACCGTCTCATGAGAATGATATCCGAATAGTTCTTTACAATTATCCATCCTTATCATCTCATCCTTTCTCGGATTATATATCCTTAGGTTGTTTGATAGCAACTGATTAAAATCCTTGTCTGAGGATATTAATATCATTTTCTCGGATTGGAATTTTTTAATTGCAAGGTATGCTAAGAAATCATCACCCTCATATACTGTGGATTTCTTTTTATCGAAGATATAATTAATTCTTAGCATACCCAGTATTTTCATTATCACTGCCTTCTGTTTTTGCAATGATTCATAATCTACGGAGATATTTTTTCTATGTCCCTTATAATTAGGCAGTAACTCCATCCTTACTGGGGAATGCCCATTATCAAAGGATATATAAACATCGTCTGGTTCAAACCTTGTAAGATACATATGCAGGGATTTAAAAAATCCAAATATTGCTCCACTGGGTTTTCCATCAGTAGATTTAAGTTTTTCAAATTTGTGAAAACTTTGGTGTAAAATATTCTCGCCGTCAACTAATAGTATTAATTTTTTATTTTTCATATTTATTTTTATATTTAATATAATAATCTGATATTAGTTGATGTCCCAGCCCGGTTATCTCTGATACCTCTTTTCTAGTAAACCCCATACCTATCAACTTGGGTATATAGGACCTTTGAATCTCTGTACCTTTGATACATTTACCTTTTAATTTGTTTACCATCCTCCCATCCCTAGAAGCTTGAGACATATTATCTTTTTGTGTACCCCAATAAAGGTTCTTAACTGAATTATTAGTAGGTACATTATCTTTATGGCAAACATAGGGTAAATTTTCTGGATTAGGTATATAAACTAAAGCCACTAATCGGTGTAATAACCATTTGGTAGTACCCATACCTGGTTGAGATAATCCTACTATATACCTCCCATTCTTATTTAGATGAGGCTGTTTTAAGTGGTATCTTTTGTTTAATATACCCTTACCATTTACATCCCATCTGGAGTATATTCTACCTCTTTTGGATATATGATAACCTGGGTAACCGGGTATATTATCATGAAATATTTTATTCTGATACTTACCTTCTCCATGAGTATAGATTGGAGAAGTCCAAGACAGACTACCTATCTTATTCTTGGACCTTGTAAATTGTGTTTTCTTGCTCATCGTCCAAAATCTAATTCATAAAGTGAAACTTCTTGAATCTTTTCCTCTCCAAGATATACATCTAAATAATTCTCTGGTTGGCTATAAGCATCTAGATACCTAACCCTAGATTCCATTCTCAAATTTTTCTTAAGGTACTCTTTAATTACTTTCTCTATACCTTCTACCTCTTTCTTATTCATCGTCTTCCTCCTCCTCTTCTGAATCTGAATAGTTTTCATATTCTACACCATCGACTGGGAATATATTTGTTTCTATCTTCTCCAGTTGCTTTTTAGTAGTACCTATGGTATTTACTCCGGCTTTCCGTAAAAGTTTTCTACGAAGTTCATCGTCTTCTTCCAAAAGCTTTTGGAATTTCTCTTCCCCTCTTGCAAGAGTTTTCCCTTTCAATTTATACCCACCAGTAGTTTTTTCGATTACATCGGTATCTACTAATACATCCTCTAAAGCATAGCATCTATCAAATCCAACCTCATGGAATTTAGGGTTGAAATATACTGGGCATTTACTAATTGTAGGTCTAGGAGGAGCAACCTTATTTTTAATAAGTCTAATTGTGACAAGTTTTCCAGCTTTCCTTTCTTTCCCATTTTGTTTGATGGTAACAGACCTTCCCGAATAGAAAGCAGCTCTGATTGAAGCATAGAATTTGAGTGCAGCACCTCCTGTAGTTGTTGTGTTATCTTTTCCAAATCCGACATTTAAAGCAGTTCTTAATTGGTTAATATAAATCTGAGATACTCCCAGCTTGTAGAATAACTCACTTCTGATACGGAAGTATTTGTAAAGAGCCTTTGCTCTACCTCCCATTTCTGCTTTACCATCAACCATCTTAGCATCTATATTATCTGTACAGTCTGTAGCTGCAATAGAATCAATTACTAAGAGTATCGGTTCATTGTGAGTTAATTGAGAACGTAAATATATTGCTAAGTCTGCCACTACGTCTGCAATATATTCAATACGGGTATCATTAACAATGGTTACTCTTGCGGGGTCTACCCCATTTATTTCAGCCCAAGAATTCATCCAGGATTGTTCAGCATCTACCCATATCACATGACCTCCAAGTTGTTGAGTAGCATAAGCAAAGTTATAAGCCACCAAAGATTTACCAGAGGATTCTTCTCCAGCAATCTCTACGATTTTACCATAAGGAATACCCTTACCAAATAAGTAGTTCAGAGCAAAGAAAGTAGATGGTATATATAAATCAGTATCAGTAACTTCTGAAGCTAATTTAATCATACTTCCATATTTCTTTGCCATCTCATTTGCTGTTGGTACTTTTAAACCAACCTTAGATTTCTTTGCCATAATGTAATGTCTTTAAACTAAAGAAGGTGATAACAGAACGAATCTAATTACCACCTTCGAATGAAACCATATTACTAACCCTTAAATGTCCGACTTATATTTTCTTTTCTTTTTCTTGGGTTCATCATCTTCCATGTAATGGTCTTTGTGAACTCCCTTTTTCTTTTTCTTCTTGGATTTATCATCATCATCGTCATCCCCATGGTCTTCGTTTAGATACTGTGAAAGTAAATCTTCCAACTCATCATAGGATTTGATTTGAGAACGAACTATTCCCTCAAGGTCAATTGTACCTTGGTATTTCTTATCCAACTTAGTTGGTTTGCAAGCACGAGCAGAATAAGTAGTGTCTAGTTTACCTGACCCTGAACGGATTATCTTGATATCATAACCAGTTTTTGGGTCAGTCATATCACCGGCTTCATCTTCGTCAAGATAAAGGTCAATAATATCCTGATATACTGAGCGAGGAACTAAAACTCCCTTATCTTTGCCTTCGTAATCTACCTTACTACCCTTTTCATCTGAGTAAATGATACCACCGATAACATATCTTCTTCTTGGTACCAGGTTCTTGGCAAGTTCCTTGTCATCTTCATCCTTGGAGTTTTTCAATTCTTGGTATTTCTCCATGAATGGGCAAGGTTCATCAAAAGTAGCCGGAGATATAACTCCTCCCAAATTGCCACCCAGGTAGAATTGAATAATTTCGATACCCAATTCTTGGTCATCACCCGGAGATTTAATTCTCATCCTCAGAGTTCCCTCTTTTGGATATACCAATCCACTTCCGTTTCCCTTAGATTCTAGCTGTTTCTTTCTAGCTAGCATCTTTTCTTTTGTAGAAAGTCCCTCTGATGAAACTTTCTTTTTCTTCTTGTCTTTTATCATAATGATTAGTTTTAATTATTCGGTTCTGAGTAAACTACTTCGTTCATACTCAATACGGTAAGAACGTTTTTCTCTAAGATCTTTTGAAGAGCAGGAGATAATTTATCTGTTTCGAATTCAAGTTCTTTACCCGCATACAAACCATAGGTAACTATCCTACCTATGCCCACCAATTCCCGATAGGTTTTATATTCTTCTGTAATCTCCCCACTCTTTACTACAACTCCTTTACGAGGAACTCCCTCTTTTACTTGTTCAGGGATAATCAAACCCGATTTAGTTTGGTTTACCTCCTTTGGAGATAAAATAAGTACCCGGTTTTCTGTAGGGCATCCAGGTAATTCTTGATTAAATTTCTCAGCCACAAGAGGTGAGATAAATGTCATTGAATAATTCATATTCTGATACTGTTTTTAAAAGTTAGTAATTATTTATAGTTCAATGGGTTAACCCTTTCTTAGATTCGCATTAATAGTTCTTAATATATTCTCCCGACTCTCATAAGCTTTACATATAGCTATGAACTTATTTGCTTTTTCTACAGCTTTTAAGTATCTTTCATAAATGGAAGAATACTTCTTGTTAAGATTTGCCTTATGAGAAACATATTCGTTATTCCACCTTTCATTGGCATCCTTATAATATACCCAAGCATTGGAATAGGCTTCATCCTTTTCCCTTGCTAGTAAATCTCTTTCCTTTATATACTTATCTCTAAGAGAACAAAGAATATAATAACTAGAAGGGGATTCTCGTAGCTGAGAATTAATGATATTCTCATTGATAGACAATTCTTTTTGAATATCAATTTCTAGGGTCCTACCCTCAAATTTAACCTTTAGTTTTTTTAGCTCCGTCTTCATAAACTTCTAATAGGTTTTTAAAGTCTTCTTTACTAAATTCGCCTTTACTTATAGCATTAGATACTTGAGCAAAAGCCATTTGATAAGCTAAACTCATACCAGGCAATCTAAGAAGAGATTTATAGGGACTAATCTTATCTACTAAAGCTCTTAATCGTAAGTCGCATAAGTTATCAGTTCCCCCTCTATCTAATAATACTAAGAAAGCTGCCCAATAAATATGAGTAGCATCTTCATAAGCAAGTTTCCCATCCTCATCAGTGGCCATTACTTTAAAAGCCATATCTTCTAATGTCGTAAGGTTAGTCTGTAATTGATGTAATTGGGTCTTTACTCTATTGAATAACATCTTTTCTTGTCCACTTACCTTTAAATTCGTAGCATCCAGGTATTTAAACAGATTCTCAATAGAATAACCCAAACATCCTGCAATCATATATGTAAGGGCAGTTAATTTACTCGCATTTTGATATTCCTCATTTGTTGCCATGGTTTCATAAATTTATTTTATTTATATGGACATAGTATCCTCTTTCTTCACTTCTGTTGGTGATTTTGGATTTTCTTCATGATGTAAATACCTATTACATCCAGGACATTTTACAAGTTTACAATCTGCAAAGGTATGTGAATCTACTTCTGAATAATCATATTCGAATTCACAATCACAGTAAGGGCATTTAGCTCGCCATACAGTGGGTCCGTTCAAAATCTTTTTCATATTGCTTCATTTGTTTGTTAAAACGTTTCTTATACTCTGAAATAGGTATGTGTTTATATTTCTTATGTTCTTCCATATATTCTTCTACTGAGAAATCAGGTTCTAACATTTTCTTATAATCATAACCCGGAATAAAAGGTAACTCTTCTGCCATTGACCTACCAATAACAAACTCCATGTCCATTGTGACATCATCTATCTGAAAGCCGAAGTATGGCTTAGTTAATGGGTTCCTATAAATTTGCCACATCTCATATATACTCCAAATATTAATATTCTCTGGTTTAGTAATCTGATAATTAGCATCATGTACCAAACATACAGACTTAGTAGAGGGTAATTTACCTTGTCTCATTAAGTAGTATATGAGAATACTTCCAAATAGACACATATCAGATGCTGCTGATTGACATGGGAAATTTAATGCTAATCTCAAAGCATAAGCTTCTTCTCCCTTATCATTTGAATATATTTGGGGTAATCTTCTTTTCCTCCCAAATAATGATACCAGATGCCCATTCTTTCTAAGGAATTTCTCTTGTTTCTTCAAGAAGGTCTTCAACTTGGGGTGTTGACCAAAGAATATGTCCATTTCCTTTTGGGCTTCTTCTGGTGTAACTATAATACCAGATTTTGGGTCAGATAGTTTTACTGCTAGTAATTTTGCACCAATTCCATAAATAAGTCCAAAAGCAATTTGTTTAGCTTGCTTTCTTCTCACCTTCCATATCTTATGTTCTGGATGATTTTCATCCTCATATATCTTAAGAGCTTCTTCATAGGGTATATGATATTTAGTAGCAGCAATTGCTAAGTGAGGGTCCTGACCAGAGTTAAAAGCATTAAGATAAGTTTCATCTCCCGATAGATGAGCCATAATTCTTAATTCTGCCTGGCTAAAATCACTAGCAATATATAAGGTTCCTTTAGGAGCTTTTAATTGTAATTTAATATTGGGGTCTACGGATGTCTTGGGAATTTGTTGAGCATTGGGTTCTGCAGAGGATAATCTTCCACTTGTAGTCCCATGAATAAGAAATCTTCCATGTAATCTATCATCATCTTGAACTTTTTCATTCCAACCCTCTATATAGGTTTTATACATCTTCTCTAAACCTCGTAATTCAAGAAGCCTATCAAGGAAAATTGCCTTAGGTGAATCTGGTTTTTTAACGGTTAACCTTAGATTAGTAAGAGTCTCTTCATCTGTACTTGGTTTACCGGATTCATTATTCTTAATTACCTCAAAATGAAAACCTTCTTCCGAATACATCAATGCAGGTAAATCAACTGGACTACCCAAATTGATAGGTCTTATCAATTCTTGTTCCTTTTTAGTTGTGAATATACCAGCCTTGATATTTGAGATTTTCTGTTCCCTTGATACAATCTTTCGTTTATCTTTTGGATCATTATAATCTAGCTCCTCAAGTTCAGCTTCGATAGATTGAATATATTTATCAATCTTTTCTTGGTTATACTTCTTTTCGAATTTCTTTACTCTTGGCAAATCATATATAGCTTGTCTAGCCGCATCTATTTTTGGTTTATATGTTTCCAGTAGTTGATTATTGAACTCTCTATCTAGATACAAACCATTCTTCTCTACTGAAGTGAGTACCCTTGATGCAGACATAATTAAATTCCTGAAGGTACTGTACAAACCAAGGTCAATCAGCTTCTTTTCAAAGAATATCATTAACCTAAGAGTATAATCCGTATCTTGACATCCATAATGGCAAAGTGGGTCTAACTCTTTTTTATCCCAAGGTATTTTATCGAAAGCATCTTGCTTCTCATAATTACCATACTCTGGTAAATACCTTCTTACCATTGATTTTAAATCATTAGGTTTTTCCTCGTTTAGTAGATATTTTGCAAGCATACCATCTAAACAAGTACCTCTATAGAATATTTGATATTTCTGGTTTATCTGGTCATCAAATTTCCAGTTCCATGCAACCTTAGTTATCTCATAATTCTCAATTACTTCTTCCCCAAATTTCCTTAACATCTTTTTCCAATTCCAACCTGGTGAAGTATAAGCTTTTGTTTCGAAATGGTCTAAAGGGATGGAAGCACCAAACCCAGGCATCCAAGATACAGAGAGAATTGTAGGTTTAAAACTCTTATTATAAATAGGTTCGGCATTCGTTTCATAGTCACAGCAAGCATAACCCGTAGCTTTACAACAAGCAATAAGTTTTTTAAGCTCTTTCTTGTTTTTTATTATTGTATACCGTGTCTCCATATTTTAAAATAGAAAAAGGGACATACCTACCAGTAGTAGATACATCCCTCATTATTAGTATTTCTCTTGTAAGTCTTCCAGATTAGATGCTAATGCTAACCAATCTTTTTTATAAATGTGTAATGAATCTATGGTATGATACAAATACCCAGGCTTTACTCCGACCTCTTTAGCTACATACTCCATTAGACGCCAAGCTAAATATATATCGTTACCAAAATGTTGGGCGAAATCCGAACTTCTTTGGTGATAGCAAATGTGTAATACCTTTTCTCCTTTACCATTCTGACGGATAAGGAAGTCATAATACATAGAGCAGGGTATACGTCTACTACCATCATACCAATCGGTATCTAATCCGTCCATATCACCATTGAATATTGGTAATACTGCTTTACGAGTGTCATTATCGTCCTTCAGTAATCTTATCAATGGTTTAATAACATGGATGATTCTCTCATTATAGGTATAATCAAATTTACCATTTACCAAGAACTGTTCCCATAAATCTTTTCTTAATTCCCAAGCTTTACCTGGATTAATTATATCAGAGGTATCAATCCTTTCTTGGAACTCAGCATCTGCCCATTCTCTTGAATGAGAGAATACGAATAACCATACCGGGTCTCCCAATGAAGTTAAGCAATATTGTTGGCAAATGAGTTCTTTAGTAATAAAATCCTCATTACCTTCAATGACTTTATTTTGATAGGTCTTTGGTTTTACAAGTTGACCATAACTGTTGAGTTCTCTGCCCATTTCGGACATTAACTCAAAACTGTTCGAATAAATCCTCACAATGTATATTTTTTAATTGTTCTACTAATAGCACCCTGACTAACTCCAAAAATCTTTCCTAACTCTTTCTGAGTTTTCCCTTTCTTATACAATCTTAGTATATCTAATCTATCTCTATCGGATAATACAGAAGCGGGATGCTTTTCACCTCTCTTACCATAAAAATGATTATTTCTACCTTTAGACCTATTACCCCTACCATCCCTTAAACACTGAGTATTATTCTCTTTATAGGTACCCCAATAAAGATTCTTATAATAAGGGTTCATCCTATTATTATCCTTATGACATACACAGGGTTTATTCTCTGGGTTTGGGATATATGCTAATGCTACTAATCGATGAACCTTAAACATACGTTTCTTACCCTTTAACCATAATCTTACATGAGGGTATCCATGATTTATGTTTACCTTTAATTTATACCAATTGCCTAAAGTCCCTTTATTAGAACCTCTTAACTTTCTAGTATAAACGTTCCCACGTTTAGATACATAATAATAAGGGTAACCCGGTATATTATCAGTTCTCATTCTTTTGTTTCTTTAAAAGTTTCTTCTTATAGGCTTTACGTTGAGAGTAAGAAATTACATTCTCGGGATATTCAATATCTTCGTATTCAAGAAGTAATTCTTTTGCTTTCATTGATTTATATGTTTCTTCATATAAATCTGGTCTGAGCACTTTAAAACTTCTAAAGAATACCTTGAATGAAGAGAATTCCTTCTCTGTACCCTTTTGGAATTTCTTCCATATCTCTTTTATTCTCTTATTCCAAGCATTCTCTTCTGCCCCCTTAAGTACCTTCTTCAATGGCTTATGGGTATGATACATTAGAAGTGTCTCCACATTTCCGTACATTTGAGTCGCGAATAGGTTGATTTGTACTGACTGATCCGGACCATATACGTACTCTGACATTCGTTGAATTAATAGGAAATCGAATATTAACCTCTTGGTAATCTCCGAAGCCCGAACTACCATTGTAATAACTGGGATGTCCTCCCCAAATCGTTTTGAAAAAGTTGCTGCTATTAGACATTGCTTTCCGTTATCATGATGATTGTTAAACATATAGGTTATATTGTAATTCTGATTGTACTTATTTCTCAGTACTCTCAGTTTACTACGCAACAAGTCAAGCTTATTAAAGTCTATGTAGTTATTCAATAAGCTAGTCCACTTAGTCTCTTTGTAATTGAAACATCTTCCATAATCAAATTCTGGGTCTACCCAGGCCTTGCGTATCTTTATGAATACATTATACACTACTGCTACCCCACTATTGGCAATAGCCCCCTTTGCAAATAAAGCAGGCTCTAATCTTAGGAATCCCTCATTGAGTTTTTCCCATGCTTCTTGTGAGGTAGCAAATTCTAACGAATGGAGGGACTCCTCCGGATTAAGTTGAAGTCCCTCTAATTTATGGTTCCATCCTGACATGTTAATAATTAGTTTGTTGCCTCCATCTATTGAGACGTTGTTTTTTAAAGAATAAACTGAATAACCCTTGGTCTGTGAACCCATTCAATGCAAGGAATCCCATATATAGGTAGAAAGCTTTTACCAGTGATTCCTGGAAGTCTATCTCTTTAGTCATTACTTGGGTTTGTTTCCAAGGTCTAGACTTAAGGAAATTCCTTGCCTTGTTCAATTCATATATCACTTCCCATAAGTATAACTTCTCTGCCTCATGTGATAATTCATTCATCTTATGAAAACCAGGGATGTAAGAGATGATTTGTTCCCATTTACCATCTTCATCAAAAAAATCCTCTTCACAAATAATATCGAATTTCAATAAATTCTGGTAGTCGGAATATTTTACCACTAACTCTTTAACACCCATAGCCATCACATCAAATAAGTTCTTTGCCTTATTATAGCTAAGAATATCTTCAGGAAGTATATTTGAATATACTAGAAGAGTAAAGAAAAAGCCTAAAGCATCTGCTTGTTCTTCATTTGCATTAGCAAGAGAATTCAATAGGGATTGACATTCGTTTTCATTGAACATCTCGATATTCCAACCATTCTTCTGACATAATTCAAATACTTCTTCGGTAGATTCAAACCCCTCGGTGAGTTCTTCTATTACTCTTCCTATAAAGTCTTTGAGTATTACCTGGTTCTTTGCATTATTGATATCAAATGGATAATCAGGTAACTGCTCTATTTGCCTATATCCCTGCAATTGTTCTAACCCCAATTCATACATCTTTAATAGTACCCCATTAGTTTCTACTTTAGGTACTGGTTCGCTTATATTTCTTATATCCAAAATGTTAACTTTTATAATGTTTACCATTAAGATAATTACCAACAGTAGCATTACTAACCTTCAACCTTTTAGCTATGTACTTGTTAGTATTACCTTTTAATTTCAATCTCTCTAATCTTCGAATACTACGTACTGTTAATGAAGTATGAGGAGCAAATAGACCTCTTCTACTTACTCCATACATAGGATTATTTATACCTTTTAATTTCAACCTACCCTTATTAATGGCATCATATACATTATCTTTTTGAGTACCCCATTTAAGGTTCTCTAAACGATTATTCAAAGGGTTGTCATCTAAGTGCATTACTACTGGTAAATTATTCGGATTAGGTATATAGGCTTCTGCTACTAATCTATGTATTTTTACATTCTTAGATACCTTATTATTTCTAAGTTTAGTACGTTCGTATCCTTTATGGAAGAAAGTCTTTACTGGATGTCCCTTATTATAAAGCTTACCCTCCCGAGTAATATGATATCTTGGGAATCCTAATATATTATCTTCCACTATTTTATGTTTTGAGATGAACCAAATCCCTTATCTCCTCTACTTCCCCACATTTGAGACTCAGTATAAAATTCCTCTTGTTGAATCTCTTCTGGCTCAGTGATATATATTGGCACATGAATAAATTGTACCAGCTTCTGGCCAGCCTCAATAACCTGGGCTTCTTGAGAAGTGTTGTATACTCCAATGTGTATCTCTCCAACATAGGGAGAATCTACTATCTCGGCAGTAAAGATTAATCCTTTCTTAGTAGCTATACCAGATTTGTTTGCTGCCATTAGCATAGATGCAGGCGGTTCTAACAAACTTTTGATACCCGATGGGATAAGTATCCTATGCCCAGGTTGTAAAGCTATATGCCTTACGAAATGTTCACTAAAGGGTATATCCAAATCATACCCTCCTGAATCGAACCCATTCTTAGAATGGATATCCTCTGAAGTCAGGTTGGTTGGTACATAAAAATCTAACCCAGCATCATTTGGGTTTGCTCTGTTGGGAGATACTACCTCCCTTACTTTGATAAATCTGAATCTGTTCATAATATATTGCATTTATGTAAAAGTTGTCCAAAGGTTAATTTCTCGGGTCTAGAAACATGTACTCCCAATGAATTACACATTCTGATTACATCGGTAGAACCTTCCATACAAAGGTTAGCAAGTACATCTTCTTGCTTTACAAAATAGTTTGGGTTGTTAAGGTATACCTTGAACATAGCCCATATCATCTCTATTGGTTTCATTATTTAGTACACTCTTTATAAAGTTCTCTAATACGTTTTCTGGGTACTTCGAATTTCTCAACAGTTTTGGTAATAACTTCTTTTTTGTCTTTCCCTTTCCGAATCAAGCCTCGGATGTATTTCTTGATACCAACCGTATCTTCTAATACATCCAAATCCTTGTATTGATTCTTCTGTTCTAGCTCTTTCCTTGTGATATTCAAGTTCTGAGACATCTTGAATGCACATAGCTCTGAGTCTCCGCATAGCTTACACTCTTTAGTTGATAGGTCATACCCAATACCGAAGCAAGGGTCTCCATTAGTTCCCAGAGTACTAACATCTATGGGAGTAAGGATATCTTGCTTCGATAAGTCAGGAAGTTGTTTCTTTTTCTTAGCCATTATATATCTTTTTTACGTTTATAAAATGTATATTTCACTGTTATCTTCTATGGGAACATAGGAATAACCGATGTTATTTATA